TATGGTGTGTGAGTAATTAATGACAATTTAATTACTCACAATACTAATAGCGAAAAAGATTAGTATACAAGTCTTTCCTAGATTAGGTTCTATTGTGTACATTTAAGTTGTCAGCACCTGTGTGAATAACAGTAGCACTTATAGGAACTGTCTGGAGTGACCACGAAAGTGGTAATTTTGCCATTATTTAAAAGACTACAAGGGCATGTAGAAAAACATGGATAGAAGATTTGCAAAGTTTACAGAAACAAGTGGAAAAGAATTAATGTTAGATATCTCTATTGTTGTAGCAATAGAAGAAGCGGACTATGGAGCTGAAATAATAACAGAATATGAAGACTATTCAGTTATAAACTCTTTTGAAGAAGTTAGAAAAATATTAGCCATTTAATCGAGTATATTTATATGGAAAAAGATAAAATACTAACAGAAAAAGACCTACCATATCTAAGAAAAACTGTAAAGTTAGATGATGGAAAGTCTTATAAATCTTTCAAAAAGAGAAAGGTTAAAGCTAATCATATGACAAAAGAAGAAGAGCGAAAGTTCTTCGGTCATAGTTTTGGTCCTACTAAGAAGTCTAATCTTTATATAGATAAAGATGGAGTTACTTTGCTTTTTGATAAACTTAAGAGGTTTTGTGATATTCTGCCTAAAACAGAAGAAAACATAAAGTTCTTGAGCGAAAATCGTGGTGTTCAATACGAAATGTTTATATGATATGGAAATTGGAGATATAAAAATCAGTAAGATTAATCCATATGATGAAAACTATTCTATAATGTGTTGTCTAAACTTTACTGATTGTGAAAAAAGACTTATAAATAATAATAAAAGTCTATTACAAGAGGTAAAGAACATTATAAAGATGTATAAGGAAGACGTACAACCATATACTGATTATTCAGGAACGTTTTACGTTATAGATATACGTAATTTGAAAACGAATTTCAACCGAGTATATTTTCATACATTCTTTAGAAAAGATAAATATAATTATAGATTAGTGTACGCTAAGAGGCTTAAAAAAGCAGCTAGAGAGATAGAAAATGCAGTAAATAACTATAAAGAATAATTTATTAAAAGTTATGAATATTATCAAAATAAGTGACAGTATGTTAAAAATCTCTACAATAGTAGAGGTTAAAGAAGAGTTCATTAAAACATCAGATTTGCTCAACTTTTACAAGAAAAAAGAGCATGAAATAGTAAGTCCTCTTGTAGAAAAAATAAAGGAAATCGACCCAAGTTTAGGACTTTGCGAAAGTGAAGCGGGTATTGTTTGCGTTGAGTTCATATCAAAAGAAATTCCATTAGATACAATTGAAATGGAACTTGGTGGAAATGATTTTGATAAAATCAACAACCTTATAACAATGCAAAAAGAAATCGTAGAAACATTGTTACTTAAAGATGTGACAAGTTCTATTATAGATAGAATTAACCAAAACGCACACGATATACTCGATGGAGAATAAGGAAGTTCATGTAAAAAACCAGCTTATTAGACAGAGGAAAGATAAATCCTCTGTTGATAAGGTTGGTAATCCCAGATTTAGACTATTCTTTAAGTCTGGAGGAGCAAGTATTCTTATAGCTAAGGGGTTAACAAAGAATGAGATTTACATTCTGACTAAACAGTTTGAAAATAATCTCAAGAATTATAATTCTAAACTTGAAGGAGTATGGTTAATCGTAAAATAGACGGTTGTAAAACTACGATAATCAAGAGTACAAGATATTTTCATGTTAATACAAAGTTATTTCTAACTGAAAAAGAAAAAACTATAATTAATACGGATATAATTAATACGGATTACCTATCAATGAAGCTATCAAAAGAAATCTATGAATACGAAAGACTTTATGGAGAAAAAATAACTGCTATAGGATTTGGTTATACAATAGATAAAAGTGATAGTAAAAACTGGAAAATTTTACGAGATTATATAGTTTTAGAAACGTATCTAAGTCTAGATGAATACAGAAAAAGACTTATTATAGTAAACAATCAACAAAGATACATGAAAAAAGTCAAAGAAATTCTCAAACAAATACAATTATCTATATAACAAGTTTAATAAAATAGCAAATGTAGGTGCTAAGTCCTGCATAAGAAAATAATTATCAAAATTAATTAAAATGGAAAATAATTGCTTTTGGGCTAAAATGACCCTAGTTGTAGCATTGATTGTAATGTTTATCGGCTTATGTGTTGCAAAATGTAATGCACAAAGTTATACACAAAAAACTAAAGCTCAATACGATACTGTGTATTGTAATGCGAAGTATATTGTAAAATATACTAGTACTACAACATCAACAGGTAAACCAAGGTATTTTGCTGTATATAAAGATATAGCGAATAAAATTAACGAACTGATTCCAGTTAGCCAAACTGTATATGATTACATAGAGACCTGTAAAGCTAATGGAATTGAACCATCTCTTGGTATAAAACTAAGGAATGGTCAAATTAGTTCATTGATTAGGTTCAAACCAGTATTGAGGGTTACAAGGAAATGAAAATTGGAGATTTAGTACAATACACCTTAAGAAAAAACAATCTTAAGGTGTATGGAATAATAACAGCAGAGAATTACAAAGGTGATGCTTTCTTCATTAGAAAGAGTAACGGTAATGTAATTAAAAAAGATAAATCATGTCTTAAAGCTGTAAAATTTCCTTCTTTAGTTATAACACAGAAAGAGTGTGATGATATATTAAAAGGAGTTATTGTTTTAAAACACAAGTTATCTAAATCGTGGGAAAGGGTATTCGACGAAGAACCAGAAATTGTTAAATTATTAACAAAAACTGGACAAAAGATGATTGTGGAAATAAGACAGTTTGAAAAAATTATTCATTACGAGAAAAGCGAAAAGACTTGGAATGGATATTTTCATAAAGCTTGTAAATTACAAGCTCCTTTTAAAGAAGTACTATATATAAGATACAGTATAAAAAACATCATATATTATGAAAACTCCAAAACCAGGTCAACTTTGCACAATAAACAATGTTGTGTATAGAGCTTACAAAGCTGAAAGTGGTTGTGAAGGTTGTGCATTTAATAATCTCTACACCTGTATGGGGATTGTTGATGGTAAAACCGGACAATCAAAATTAGATTGTAGATATAAATCAATTATATTTAAACGAGTTACAAAATGGAAGAAGAAATAAAGAAGAGAAATCGTCTTCTACAACTAAGATTAAGAAGAATAGAACTAATTCTGTTTTTCATAGCCGTATTTGTATATTATTACATCGGCACGCTTATCGATGCTACATTTTTCAATGTTGCGTTAATAGCAATTTGTGTAATATGGTATGGAATTACTGTATTACAATATCACAGTGATTAACTGAAAAGGGAGGTGGTATCAAACCATCTCCCGAAAAGATACTTCTAACGCTACCTACGCTCTCGAAGGCCAAGAGGGGTACGGCTGGTCCCAAGTCCAGAATGAAAGAACGCGGAGGGGAAGTATACTATCAAAGTGTATGATAATAATTGCAATTATTTATAGCGCGCAGCTGAGAATGGAATTCTCCATACACTACTATATACGCCATCTTTTTAGGTTTTGAATTTTATTTAGCTAAGAGCAGCGGCTCTAACAAACAACGGTTCGTGAGAATAGTTGTTTTATCATATATGAAATTTAGTAATTAGTTAAAGATTATTATATGATTGAAACAAAACAAAACAAAGGATAGTTGGATAAAATGTAATATAGTTTATATCTATGCATTTTATGTGGGAGATTAATTTCTCCCACTTTCCACATGATTCATTAGCTCAGCGAATAGAGCAACAGCCTTCTAAGCTGTGGGTCGCAGGTTTGAATCCTGCATGAATCACACGTAATAGGCGTAATTAAAATTATTATTATTACTTAGTGTCATGTCTATGATGAGCAAATCTGTGAAGACAAGCTCATCTTATCTTAAACGTTTTAGTTCGTATATTAAATTATACTTATACAATGTAATGGTTCGAGAGAATAGTTACATTAATTTACTGTAATTGTGATATTAGTTATAATAATTATACAAGTTCGATTCTTGTTTACAGTACGAGGAATTGTTATATACTACTTTTTATTTTATATTAATACATTAATGGGCTAAATATTGTTTGCGAAAATGATTTTAGCAAAATATTTGAATCGTTATGTATACTCTCAACTAACAGGTTCGTGAGAATATGTTAGTTTTATTTACGGCTAGTAGTTTAAAGGTTAGAACGAACGCGTTTCGCGTTAGATGTTGTATCGTAATCAACCTAGCCGACAGTTTTAATATAATAAATTATGAAAAAGAAGTATTTAAAACCAAAGACGTTTACACAGCGTCTCAAATTAGAGTCTTTTATGCTTACAGCAAGTCCTGGAGTTAGTGATGATGAATTTGACCCAAGTGAAGGAGTTGGGGCAAAAGAAGAAGACTTTGAAGAAGATTAAGAGTTTATTCTGGGTTCTCTAAAAACTAGATTGTAAAAATAAATTTTATCAAAAAATTATTAAAAAATGAAACATTTAATGTGGGGGATTATTGCAGCAACCTTAGTGATTGTTGTAGGTTTTGGCGTTATCTTGTTTAATGCTAAAACTAACCCAAAAAAGAAAGTTGCTCAAACCGTACTAGATAGTGCGGAAGTTGTAAGGATTGTAGAAAATCACTATAATCCAGAAATTAGTTCAGTTGGAGGAGCTGTGTCTGTACAAAACGAACTCATAGCTAGAAAAAACTATGAGAACGTATTTAAGGATATGCCTCAACAAGTGTTAATCGAAGTAGTTGGTGTTCTATTAAAAGAAAAACCACACGAAGTTATAACATTGAGAGATGTGGCTAAGGAGTATGAATCTAATAAAAGGATTTATAATAACTTGCCAAGGAAACAACCGATGGAGGTGGACACATTGTACGATAACCAAAACATAAAATAAATATGGAAAAGAGAGCTATTGTTATTCTGTATGATGGAATAACACCGTCTAACACAGACCTCAATCTGATAGTGCGCCAGTTAAGTAGTAGTAATACTGTTCAAGCAAATAACGTAAAAGTTATTATAATGAGTGAGCAGGATATTGCTAAAACAATCGTGTCGAAAGAATCTTTCCCAGAATACTCTGGAGAACACGAAAAGACAGACGTTGAATACGCTTTAATCTATTTGAAAGAATTTTTCAAACTAGAATGGAGTAAACCAGAGTTAATACTCCAAAAGGTAGCTGATATTGAAAATTTTCCAATAGAGCTTAAAAGTGCGTTGGAAATTATTTCCAATAAACCTGTTCCGATGAATATTCGTAGAAACTACGAATACAAAGCATCTGTCGAGAGAGTCCTAAAATTAGTAGCAAAATTAATAAATAAATAATAAAAGCTATGTTAAAAGAACGAATGAGCCAATTTGTTGAGAAAAATGGCAGAATTGAAAAGGCTAGACATATTAATGCTAAACCGTATAGTCGTTCAAAAAACAAAATTAATAAAAATGAAATTTATTATAGAGACTTGGACTCGTAATAGCAATGGAGCTAGAAAAAATCTACGCTCTAGAGCTACTTATGACAATATGGAAGATGCTCTAGAAGCTAGAGCTGCTTTAATACGAATATCGAGGTGCAAAGAGTTTTTAGCACCTAGAGATGAAAACTGTATTAAAGGAAAAGAGAGTAACTTTAAAATAATTCATGATACAAATTACATTGTATCAGAAGTTATAAAAATTAACAATTAAAAATTTATCAAAAATGGCAAAAGAAGTAAAAAAACAAGGTCAAGGAGTAGAGTTACCAACTAACGACGAAAACGTAATGACAAACATACGTGAGAGAAATCTTCTAAAAGAAGATAATATCGCTAAGGCTATTGAAGAAATTGAAAATGACAATGATGAGAAACAGAAAAGAGAAGCGAAAGCTGCAATTCTCTGTGCTACTTATCAGAACAACAAGAGTCTTATCAAATTACGTTCACGTCGTAGAGAAGAAAAATCTACGAAGAAATTATTGGTAAAATCAAAGGAACTTCTCGATGATTTGCTCGCAAAGAAACTTACCGTTAAGGAGTATTACGAAAAGCGAACTGAGATGAAAAACGAGTTCAATAAAGAAAACATCGAGAACGATAAAATCTATTCTAGTGAGCTTGATGAGCTGCGCGCCAACTTTGGCAACAGCTTCAGATGGGATTGGGATTATTAAACCCAGATTTCGTACTAAGTTCGCCACAAGAACCTTTGAGTCAGCGTGGATAGTGGGAGACAGATAGTTTAAATGTGCGTGGCGCCACGAAGTGGGCCTGGAGAAAACACCCTCTTTTTAGTGAATTAACATTAACATCAAGAGCCTTCGAGTCACGATGGAACAAGACTGTGAACGTACGCAGAATAAACTATACGTTATATTCAAAAAGTTGTTATGTGCGAACCATTGAGTCGGTGCTCTCATTTATGAACATTGTAGTCGATGCTCTCATTTATGAACACTGCATAACATATCAAGAATATATACATAATAACTGTATATAGAACCTTTGAGTCATTATATAGTTTTATATTAAAATAAAGGTTATTTATTTGCGTTTTAAGAGGTTTTATGAGTCTAAGTGGAGTAGCTAACCACGAAGATGATTAAATCGTCTTAAAACGCTTTAAAATAGCCTTAAAACGGATGTTTGGAGGTCGCTACTCCACTCATCCCCTAAGAAAAAGAAACTTTATCCCGTATGAGTTAAGATATTAGGACACGGGTTCGATTCCCGTCAGCTCCACTACAAAAATATAGAAAGGAGGAGAGTCTTGTAAGAGGATTCTTAACAGAGCAGTATGTAGACCAACCCTCCTACAATGGGGCTGATTGGCGTTTGACTAATATCGGAAGTAAATACACCTATTTAGTTAGGAAGGATATTGTATATATTTAAATGGCAACTTTAACGTTGTAGACTATACTTGCGTAGCGTAAGTAAAAGTCAGGTGGATGCAATAACCTACCAAAGTGGTTTAGAATGAGCATGGTAGGCTTAAAGAGGTTCGATTCCTCTCATGCTCACTATGAGCACAGGTTACAAAAATATGCTACGAGACAGAATACCTGTCTACGTAGATTTAGCTCTCAAATGGTGTAAAGCCAAAGAGAGATGGTTGAACTTAGTTTATGATAAACAGATAAATATCTATGTTAATAAAGAAGACAGATATAATGCTACTAGAATTATATTGGGTATCTCTAACAAAAATAAACTGTTTGATTATAAAAAGAGTTTAGATTGGGATTTACTCTCAAAGGATGATGAACTGATTCTAAAACCAACTATTGGTTGGGTTGATTGGTTTAAGTACTATCTTCCGTATGTAGATAATATACGAAAGATTAATCTCTCGATGGGGAAGAGTAGCAAAGAAACTATTTCTGAACTATATTCCATATTTGTTAAAACAACTAACAAAGACACAGCGTTAGAGTTAGCTAAATTTTTTGTAAATAATTTAAAATGGATTATGTAACAGCAAATAAAAACGGATTTTATATATATCAGTATTTAAATGGGAAATGTATATCTTGGAGAGTTAATGTTCAACTACCTAATCATGAAGTTGGACAACCAAATATATTTGAAAAACATAGAGATTTAGAACGCGTAATTTGTGATATATTTGAGTATTTCTTACTCAATGAAAATTACAAAAAATACAATTTAAATAGTATATGCGATAAATATAAAGAATATAATAATAAAATACTAAGAATTAAACATGTAAATACTACAGTTTTAAGAAATATTAGCTGTTGTATTCTGAGAAGTTTATTGAATATATTAAAAGGAATTGAAAAAAATTATTGTGTAAAAGAAACATATAAAGATACTGCTAGAGTTAAATTAGTCCAAAAAGGTTTAATCGTTTACGATGGAGAACAGCGTAAAGGTCATTATGGTGATAATTTTATATTCTTACCATATGACCTATATGAATTAATAAAAGGCCATATTGGTCTTAAAAATGTATTAATATGGGCTGATACAAACATAATACTCAAAATGAAATATTTAGGGTATTACAGAATAGATGTTTTAGTTAAGATTTTAAATAGTCTTATAAAAAGATGTAAATTAGATGAAGATATTGAAAACTTTTTAATATTTACTATTAATAAACAAATAACAGATATTAGATTTGAGATGTTTTCCTCAGATTTGCCTTTTTAGAACATTTATTTTCCACATAGATAGATTAACAAATCTAAAGGGTGTAGTTCTTTGGTCGGAACTACATTCACACGGAGGTCAAGCTATATCCTCAATGCGAGTGACACGCTAATAAATAGCTTTTATGATGATGATAAATAGTCCACGTATTACCCCCGAGGAGGTGGAACTTATCAAGAGCGCTAAGGCTGGTAATATACTAGCCTTTAATAAACTTTTTTATCGCTACAAATCTTTTGTTGATGGTATTTTATATTATTATATTAAAGACTTAGATGAAGCGAAGGATATAACTAATATAGTTTTCCTTAAAGTTTATAATAACCTCTCACAATTCTTAGATTTCGACTCTTTCGGGGGTTGGTTAAGAATTTTAACTCAAAGGACGGCAATTGATTATTTACGAAGTATAAAAAACAAAGCGAAACCTGTAGGAGATATGAGTGAACGACTATCGCTTGCATCTTCTATATCTTCCGACGAAGTTGATTTAGTCAATCGACTTGAGTACGAAAGAGTCATCGAAGAATTTAAGAAATTTCCTGCTCATATGAAGCAGATTCTTGAACTTTTTTATGTAAATAATATGACTGTTGTTCAGATTAGTGAATCCCTCAACATTCCGACAGGAACGATTAAATCAATCCTATCGAGAACTAGAGAGAAAATTAAAAAGAAATTAATTAAAAATTCTTAAAAAATGAGCTTACTTTTATTCCTAATTGGTCTTTTTATCATCTTCTGTATTGGAAGATATAATGAGAGCAATAAGCTGTTTTGGATTCTGCTAATTTCATTTATTAGTAGTTTCGCAATAACAAGTGTAGCTATTAAAGCTGCGCTTGGAAAAGGTAAAAAGGTAGAAAAGGTAAGCTGCGTAAGCCTCACACAGGCTCCTGCAAGCAAGTCAGGAATATTCCTTTTGGCAGACTATGCTCTTGCAGGAACCCAAGTGTTGTATGACACAAAACCTGTGGGTAAAGGCACATTATGCAGTTTATGTAATTCTATCGAAGATAGTAGCTATAGTGGGTTAGATGATATTGTAATAAAGATGATTAAACCACCACAGAGTACAGATTATTTTGATGACTCTTGACAGAATATCAATAACCCAAATTAGTAACTAAAATTTTATAAAATAATAACTTTAAAAACATTTATCAAAAATGAAGAAAAATAATAAAATAAAGCCTCAAGTTGAGGCACCAAAGGTAGAAGCTCCTAAAGTAGAAGCTCCCAAAGTAGAGAACGCTGAAGTTATATCAGCAGAAGAATCTGCAAAGATTTTCGAGAAAACATTGAGCGCAAATCAATACGGACAAGGATTAGACCCTAACCGTAGAGTAGATTTGCTAACATCTCTAACAAAGGTATTTCATGATGACCCTGAAGCAGCAAAGCGTTATAATATGACACCAGAAGCTGTAGAAGGTATTAATCAATGCACAGCTATTGGTTTGGTTACAGCATTAGCTCAAGAAGTAGCTTTAGGTGAAAATCCATTCAGTCGAACAATGCGTCCAGCTGTCTTGGAGAAAATATCTACAGCAGCTAAACTTATTGGCGTTACCATCAATATGAAAGCTCTTCCCGCTCCAGACGAAAAAGGTAATGTTACAATTACCGATAAGGATGTTAAAGTCCCTACGGAAGTTAAGAAGCAGTTAAAGGAAGAAAAGAAGACTTTGGAGAATACTCCAGAGATGGATATTAACAAAATTAACTCTGAAGATGAGTTGAGAACCGTATTGGTTTATCTTCTGTCACAGAGAAAAGATTATATTGTCAATATCCAAAAGGCAATTAGCATATACTCAGCTTTCCTTGAAAAACAGGAAAAGGATTCAACAAAAGGAATGACGCGTATTCAATTGTTGAATAAGCTGATAAAGCTAGTAGGCAAAGCCCCTATCGTAGTAACAGGAATAGGTAATTTCCTGTACTCAGCAACAGCTGCAACTAAGTCACCAGTATCAGCTTTTTGTCATTTACGTAACACTGTTACAGATAGAAAGACTGGAAAGTGCGATATGGAAAACGAGTTCATAGCTGACATCGTTCGTGAACTAATATTATGGGCTATTGACCTAAAGATTGATGAGACTAAAAAAGGAATTGAGTCTATTAAGGAGAATATAAAAGTTCTCAGTAAAGACAAAAAGAAGAACGAAAAAGCTATTGAAGAGCAAAACAAGCGAATTGAAGTTCTTAAGAAGAATATAGAGCATCATAATTCAGTTGCTAAGTTCGTAATAGAGCCAAGCATTGAACCAATTGAAACTCTTCTCGAGAAAAAAGGTCAAAAAGACATGGGTGCCTGTAAGATGTACAAGTCGCTCTTGGACAGCTTGTATTTTGGTTTAGATTTAACCAAATATACCACATCTAGTGTTAATCAGAATATGATTAAACAAGCTGGAGTAATCACAAATATGTTTCGTGACCCACTCGCTAAAATTATAGGTTATACTCAAGGAGATGTTCCTGAGCTTCAAGAAATTGAAGAGACAGAAGAGTCTAAAGAGGAATCTAAGGAAACTCCTAAAGAAGAATCTAAAGAAACTCAAGCTGAGGAGCCTAAAAAAAACTAATCGAGGTTGCTAAAGATAAAGTTCGTAACTTTAACAACCGAATAAAAAAAGCTGTCAAGGCTTTCAAAGACGAACAAGAGGAGGTGTAGTAGTATGAATAAAACGACTACAATCATTTGTAGTATTGCATTCGCGATAGCTGGCGTGTGCGTAGCAATAAATGATAAACCTGCACCGACGTTAGTTAGTACTATGTCGGTTAATGCTAGTAACAATATGTTACCAGCTATTTCAAATATACCGAAAGGTGTAGAGAGAACTGATAAGGATACTGTGTTTGTTAAAAAGACAGACACGGTTAAAGTGATTAAAACAAAACTTAAATACGTAACGAAGGTTCGTGTTAAGTCTAAAGAAGGTACTTCGTATCTACCTGCCTTTAGTTTAAAAATTCCTTCTGGGAGTTGGAAAACCTCCCATGATTCTACAAAAGTAGAGTCAATATAAAAGGACCGTACACTAACCGTATATAATCGGAGTTACACACATTGTAAGCTTTGCGCTTAGTGTGTGTAACGGGTGTTTAAGCTCATATAAGAGGTCTCATTAGCCTCTGAGCGAAATTAACTAGACCCTATGATATGTTAGCCCTCTCAAAGGGTGAGAAACGCAAAAGACGGGGTGGAAGACATTTAGGTGTGAAAAGCCTATTTGTATTAGGGTGAGCGTTGTATCTAACCCTATTTATATTGAAGTGAGAACCGTCTGGTGATGGATGTATAAGAAGACGCATAAATCGTGAGTTGCCAATCACGTTAAACTAGGTATCGTATCGGAAATATATACAGCTGATACACTGTATGTAAGAACGTTACACGAGTTGAAGCATAGCAGAGAAACCCCGAAGTATATAATACATGGTATGGTTATATGAAGGCAAGGCCAAATTCCTCTATGAGTATCAATTTACAAAGTGCAGCTTAGTGTTCCTCTACAACCAAAGTAGAGTATGAAGGAGTGAAAAAATACATGAGTAATCAATATCGTGAGAGTAATACTCACGAGCCGTACCGTAACTACGACAACTGAACAAAATCCTTACCGTTCGATTCGGTAGCCTTTTCGATGAGTTAGGGAACAGGGAGTGGGTAGCAGTTTGATTTACGATGAATGTGACCGCCAGGCTTTGGTCGTTTATGCGGGATATAAAAGTAAAATGACTAGAAGGTGGAGCAAGTCCTTAAGTAGAAATACTACGCGAAACGAGACCGCGGACAAAGTCTGATTTAAAATACATTAGCCATTTGCACGTGGAGTATAAGTAATGTATTGTGGTAGCAGGCATAAAAAACCTATACCCTTCAGTTGACAACTTGACAGTCGAAACCGAGCTAGCGGGACTCTAGCAATGTTCAAACGAGGTAGGAACGATTCCAATGCCATATTGCCAATGGTAATGAAGAAACTCGCCGACCTTCAAAAGCTATAAGTATTAATAATTTTGTAACCACTTATACAAAATCGTAAAGCTCACTGTAGAGTAGTAAACTACAAAACATATGTGCGTATAAGTCTTACAAACTGTATAGTTATTAAGAAAAAAGAGTTTGAGAAAAGAATTAACATGTCTAACAAATGAGTGTCCCCCGATAGGTATACCCCTTTTATTGTAAAAAAGAAACTAAGTCGGAAACTCGAGTGCCAATACACTTAAACTAATTAAGCAGAATAGATAGCTCAGGTTATGAACTGCAAATTCATAAAACGGCGAGTCTATAGAGCTATCATCGTTGAACTGATGGGCAGCAACAGAACTTAAGTACGTCCTTGCAATAAGGATAGGGAGTTAGTGACTCATTAATACATCCTGTCTCGATGTATTAAAAAGGAATGTTGTGGGTGACAAGGGTAGATGGTGGGGTTGAAATCCCAAGTGATATGCACGTCTCAACGAAAGAAAGAGATAGAAAGATGAGGAAGCAAAATCCAAGAGTAGCAACAGCCGTAGTATCTGTGAACCCCCTGAAGGTGAGATAGTCCGATAATGAAACGCAAATTGTGCATTCCGCGTATAAGAATGAATGCTAACATGAGAGATAATCTGTGGTGAAACAACAATCATTAACGGATTGATTATCTTCACAACCGTAATATTAGTGATAATATTGAAAAAAGAAGGAATGAATTAACACTCCTATAATAGAAGGTCAAAGTCCAGAAAAGCGGCAGAGTAGTTTTTTGTATGTGGAAAATATAAAGAATTACGCAATTTTTGTTGGTATAAAAACATGGAAACTTACATTAATATCTCAGCACTGGAACTCTCTGTATCAGAGCCTTTGACGGATGTTAAACAGTATACTTCGTGTATTATTTTAATTAAAAATAAATTGAATATAAATTCAAAAAACAAGCGTTTGAATACGCATAATGACATTCAAAGCTTTGTAAAGCAATTTGTTGATGGGCATAGTTAATCCTACCGTTGGATTCCCTTTACACGATTGAGCTTCATTTAAAGGAATAAAAGTGTAAATAGCCAAGTTGAAAGCGTATCTAAAGAAAATAGATAATCATTATAATTATGTTAACCAGAGCATTCAGATGCTTCGACACAGAAATGTTCAAAAAATAAAAATTAGGAAGCTGTATATTACAGCTATATCGGATTAACGTTTTTTTATTCGTTAATTTATCAAAAATAATTTCAAAAAGGAATAAAAAATGAATACTAATAAAGTAAACCCTCAGGTAATCGCAAGTAATCGTTGTAATCTATCAACTATTGGCAAACAATTCGGCTGCCAATATTATCGTCCAGAAGCTCGTCAAAACACCCTTAATTTTGAGGAATTGAAACGGGATATAGAAATGAATGGCAATAAGGATTTAATTCTCAACCGTTCAATACAACGATTTCGTGTTCTAGGATATGATGTTCAAAGCCTACAAATTGGTGAAGATATTTCTGGAGCTCCAGTAGTAATCATCAATAAAGACCTTCCTAGTAGTGTTGTAATGCCAATTTCGCCAGACTTGTCATCTGTTGGAAAGGTTACTGATGATGCTATTGGTAAGGCTCTTCGAGGAGATAATAGTATAATCTTCTCAGATGTAAAAGCATTAGTTTCAGCTGCAAATGTAGCAAATAATTCAGAATTGACACGAATTGACAATCTAATTGAAGACCTTAAGAAGGACAAGCAAGCAATCCTTGCAGCAATTGATGAGAACAATAAGAAAGTAGAAGCTTATGTTCGTGAGTTTGGTGAACCAAATGTTACTGTAACTATTAAGGAAGGCTAATTGAATGGAAAAGCTTGTCACTACTACGAGCAAGCTACTAATGAAGGTATTATTAGAAGATTCCAAAATATCAACTATCGTTTTAGATAACGAAACAGACGCAGAAAAGTATAAGATTTGTACAATCCTAGATAATGGTACTATTGTTCTAGGAAAAACGTCTGTTAGTTGGTGGAATCAACTAATTAATTGCCAGGACAAAATTCCATTTGATAGTTTTGCTCTTAAAATTTGGAGCGCTCTTTCAGACATGTCTGAAGGCAAGAATAAAGAAGCGATTATAAATGGACTATCTTTAGAGATAGTCAAGAACTCAGTCCGTAAAAAGGACTATAACTATGTAATACAACGTTTATATGACTGTTGGCGATTTGTGGCTCAGAAGAGCGACGGGTATAAAGAAGTAGAACACTTCGAGGGGTGTCGGGAGAAAGACTCAGGCTACAACTTTAATACCAACTCTAATGAACCAAAAATTATCAACATAAAGATAAACGGGGTAGAAAAGAAAATACCATTTATTGACAGCGAGGGAAAGTCAATGAATATAAATTTAGAGTACGGATTTAAAGGATTTTTCAAATCATAAGTATTACATCCGCTGGGTGTAGAAGTAATTTCTGCGGAATTTTACTTCACAACGAATGTTTGAGTAATCTTTTATATTTGTATAATATATTTATATTCTAACTTTCACAAACTGTGGAATTTATAAGTTTCCAAAAATCCTGAGGGATTTGAGATGTGTCACTCCGCTGGGGTGCACATCTCGCTGGATAACTTTAAATCTCGGTTCGATTCCAAGCAATAAACTAGTAGATAATTTGCTCAAACTATTTTATGTTTAATTTTAATCAAATTTCTATAAATATATGAGCAAGAACAAATCAATTAAATTAAATTCAAGTAATATCATTAATATTCGTAAAGAACTAGATGTAAAGATTAATAAGTATTGGAAGATTATTCGTTCAGAGAACGTAATGTCTAAGAAGGCTATTAAGTCTGGTATGGGTTCAGGTTTTGACCTTAAGAATTTGTATAATGAGATTACACAAATGGCAGAAAAACGTATTATTATTAAAGGACTTCTAATGTCTCTTAATATGGGTGTTAAAACCTTCAATTATGATGACTTTAAGAAGACAAATAATTACGATATTTTCGCAGCAGGTGAAGCTAAAGAAGCTATAGCTCAGTTGAAAATGATTCCAACAATCAATCCAACAGAAAAGGCTTCTAAGGGTAAGAAGAATATGGGTAAAACAGAAACGTTTACATCGGCTAAGATTTCTTCATTGCTTAAAGCTGAACAATTGAAAGCAAACAAACACGATGCTAATCTTAAGAACTTCAATGACAATACAGATATTGAATGTATTGATACTATTGCAGACTTCTTTAAGAATGAAATAGCATTATAATAACAAATAAGGTGTATGGTGTATAAGGACCAGCATTTTAGCGATAGTTCGAGGCTATCTATGCCACAATTCGATTTAAGGCCATTTAGAGCCATTCTAAGGCGTTTTATACGCATTTACGTATATAATATCACAAAAGGTATTATAACGCCTTAAAACGCATTTATTTAACTAATTAAGAGATATTATCAAAATGAAAATAAAAACGCAACCAATAAATACCAGTTATGCCGTTACATATGACCAGGCAAAACAAGCTCGCAAAGAGTATTTAAAAAAGAATTATAGACTTTCTAAAAAGCCATGGTTTATGTTAGTTGGTGGTAAACAATATAACTATGAAACTAGACATGAATCGTGGGGAGACCATACAAAATGGTTTAGAAAACCTTCAGAAACAAAGATTTTACACGATAAGAATACTAAAAAGTCTACAGGTAGAGTTAAGTATATGGAGAGTTTAGCACAACACAAGCTAAACAAATGGATTAGGAATAATCCAAAACCAGATGATAAGCAAAACTTATTCTACAAAGAGTTTCTTGAAGACTGGGAGAAAGAAAGAGATGAAGCTCTTGAGCATTTTCGAGATGTCGTAGTTTCGATATATGACAAAACAGTATTGCCGTTTGACCGCAAAAAGTCACTTATTGTACCTATGATAGATATGGGTAATAGAACTTACACATATCCAAATATGGACCCATTAACAATTGGGTACCCATTATGTAGGTTTGCTGGAAAACGATTTGTTAAAAAAAATACTATAATAAACGTATGTAAAGAGACGCTTAAAAATGTATCTAAACAATACAACTGTAAATCAGTTGATTATACATACGAACGAAAGGTGCTGCTTACTGTAGCAGCATAACAGTGCTGGTGGTGACTCCTATCGTCCCACTAACACTTTAAAAAGGATTAGTAGTTCAATTGATTAGAACTCAACACTGATAAGGTTGAAATATAGGTTTGAATCCTATCTAATCCACTTAAAAAATAAATAATATGCTAACAATAATATTAAGTGTAATACTTGGAATATTTATTGGTATAATATTATTTCCAATAGGATTATACCTTAGAGCAAGGAAATCTGGTTGGGATGATAGTAATATCTTTAATATATTTCACGTATTATTTCATTTAGCTTTACATCCTAATGATTTTACTAAGATGTATTATAAAAACGGAAAGAAGCCGTTTTGGTATTTAACAAAAGATGAATTTTCAGAGGTTTTATACGTAAGACCGTAATAATTTAGCTGTATTAAAGGTATTGAGTTGGTTCGATTCCAACATACAGCACTAATATCACTTGTAGCGAAAGACGGACAGCTTAGGACCACTAAGTTAAGCGGTGTATGCAGATACGTCATAAGCCAAGTGAATTTTAATAATATTAAACTAAGAGTCTATGAACCATGTTAATACGAAATCTAAAAGTCGTTGTTTACGACATTGAAATATTTCCAAACTGTTTTACTTGTACATATAAAGATACTACAACTGACGAAATAAATACTTTTGAAATATCTAATAGGAAGAATCAATTAGCTGAGCTAGTTGATTTTTTTATATCTAAGGACATAATGTTCTGCGGATATAATAATCATTATTACGATGATGTTGTTATGAATTATATTATAGACTTATATAATATAATGAATAGGAAATCATATAGAAGAATTTGTTCATCATTATATAGATTATCTAAATGTATAATAAATGCAGAAGATGGAGATTATGACGGGTTCAAAAGATGGAAATATGCAGATATATTTCCATCTATGGACTTGTTGACAATGCAATTTAGTTCTAAGAAAAGAATAGGTCTTAAAGAAATGCAGTTAACAATGCATTATAAGAATGTTCAAGAGTATAATGGTTCTTTTGACGAACCAATTACAAATGAAGAAATTGATGAAGTTATTAAATACAACATCAACGATGTAGATTCTACAGCAGAATTATTGAATTTACTTAAAAAAGATATAGAGCTAAGATTGTATATTGAAGATGAATATAATATACAATGTTTATCTTTCGATGGAGTTAAAATTGGGGAAAGAATATTAGCTAAGATGTACTGTGATAAAACAGGAATATCATATAAAAAGCTTAAAGAATTATCAAGTCCAATGGATATAGTGCCTCTTAAAGATGTTATTTTCCCTTTTATAACATACAAAAACCGAATATTAAAAGACATTCTTGAAGATATGAAACAACAAAAAGTTTCGTCTAAAGAACGCAAAGGCTACGAGAAGAAGTTTGTTCTCTCGAATCTAGGCTATTCCTTAGGAGTTGGTGGTTTACACTCCATTAACAAACCAGGAATAATCCGTACAAATGAAGACGAGTATATAGGACATAGTGATGTGTTATCAATGTATCCATCATTATTGATAAAATATAAATTAACTCCTCAACATTTAGGAAAAGTATTTTTGCAAGTATATGAAGATGCTTACAACATTAGAGTAGAAGCAAAACATAATCAACAGAAGTTAAAGGATAAGACATTTAAGCTTGCCTTAAACTCTGTAACAGGAAAAATGCAAGAAGAAAACAGTTGGTTATATGACCCATTCAACGTCTTCAAAATACGAATTAATGGACAATTGATTCTATTAATGTTGATTGAGCGTCTTCTGGAATTAGGTTGTAAGATTGTACAAGCTAATACAGATGGTGTTATGTATGTAGCTAAGAAGAATACTAGAGATAGAGTGCAGGAAGCTATTTCTGAAGTAGAAGCTATTACACAACTTGTTTTTGAAAGCAACGATTATGAAGCGTTTTATCAATACGCAATCAATGATTATTTCGGTATCATTGATGGGTATTCTCAATCTAAGGACCCTAAATTGATAGAAAAAATTGGAATGTTTATTACTGAAACTAAACTTGGAGGTGGTTTAGCACCAACCATTATACCAAAAGCAGTAATAAATTATTTCTTAACAAAACAACCCGTTGACGAATATATAAGGTCTTCTAAAGACATTAAAGACTTCGTAATGGGTCAACGCGTAAATAAAAAATTCGATGTGTTTCACGGAACAGAAAAAGTGCAACGAGTAAATAGATTTTACGCATCAATAAACGACTATTATTTATTTAAAAGAAAATACACAGAAAAGTATAGAGGTCTTGGTTTTAAATACCAAGGCAAAGACTATGACGCTCATAAATATACAGATTATAATATGTTAGCGGATTCTGGTGTTACTATTTTAAATACATATGACGAAAAGCCAATAGAGCATCGTCATATAAACTATTTGTATTACATCAAAAAAGCTCAAAAAATAGTTGAAGAGTTGAGATGTAAGCAATTAAGTTTGTTTGGCGATAACACTTGTTAATCTTTGAATATAAGAGTATGATTATCGAAATAAACGAAAAACTTCTGGGTATTCCAGAAAAAGTAAATTTAAATCAATTAGTTTTCTTAAGTATAGTATTGGATAAGAATCAAAAAAAGAATAATCAAAGCGTCCAAAAGATTGTCAGCCTAATCAGTGACGACGAGATATTATACTTAATTCAACAAGGACTTATTACTTCGATAGAGAGAAGTAATTCAATTACATATCAAGAAACAGAGAAGCTTGAGGCTTATGTCACCCCAGACCGTAGTCATTTTGACCTGTTTTACGAGATGTACCCAGTTTATTCTATTAGACCTAGTGGTGAAAAAACTTACCTTAGAGCTAATAAGAATAAATGCAGAAATCTTTATAATAATTATATAAAAGGAACTCCTGGTTTAGCAGAACATATTAATAATTGTTTATCTAAAGAGATTGACAAAAAAGCCAAACTAGGTAAACTTAGTTATATGAAGACTATGTGGAGATGGTTACAAGACCATCACTGGGAAGAAATTGAAGAAGAAATGTTAAACGAACAAGAACAAGCAAATAAGAGCGATTATGGAGCAGAGATTATCTAATTTGATACGTCCTATGTCTGTAGTTGCAAATGAAGCTGTTCGTTATATAGCAGGCAGACGTAACAATGAAATTGTCAGCCTTAAAACAAGATGGTCTAAGTTTAATAAACAATGTATGGGTGGAATAGAACCTAATACAGTATTGACCATTGCAGGCATTTCGGGAAGTGGTAAAAGTTCATTTGCAAACTTAATTACCACAGACGTAATTGATTTAAACCCTCAGGAAGATATTATAGTTTTAAACTTTTCATTAGAGATGGTTGGTTTTAGGCAGGTCGGAAGGACGCTCTCTAATAAGCTTAGGAGAACGACTTCAACTTTGTATAGCTCTGAAAAGAGCCTAGATGATGAAACGTTCAGAAAAGTCATCAGTGTTACCAATCAGCTAAAGGAGTATCCTATCTATTTTGTAGATAGTCCGACTACTCCCACGCAAGTTGAAAATATAATATACGAGTTCTATAATACGTATGTAAAAGGAACTAATAAACATTTCCTTATTATATACGACCACGCACTATTAACAAAACAAGTAGGTTCTATATTAGAAACTATAAGTGAGTTAGAGCGTGTTTTTATTCAAATAAAGAAGTTACCGATGACATCTGTTATTCAGTTAGCTCAAATGAATAGAAATATAGAAGCTCCTGAAAGAATAAACAATCCGATGAGTCATTACCCAATGCGTAGTGATTTATCATCATCAGACGCAATATTTCAAGCAAGTGATTATGTGTGTGTAATTCATAGACCAGAAATCTTGAACATCCAAGAATATGGTAAAAGCAAATTATCTACTACTAATAAAGTTTATATACACATGTTAAAAAATAGAGATGCTGGAAAGCCATGCATCTTACAGTTTGAAAATGATTTAGCATACAATAACTTGATTGAAGACTAAAAGCGTCATTAATATTAATTTTTTAGGCTGAAATAAATATGAAGACATATACTTTTAACATAAATAAGAATAATACTAGTGACAAATCTTTTACATTTAACCTTTGTTCCAAAAGTAACAAAACTAATTACTCTAAGATTCTTGATAACATTATATATGATAATATGATGAAAGTAAATCCTTATCTAAAGAGTAAAAAAGATATTGATACAAGTGTTCTTATTTTCAATGCTGCTAATAATCTGAACGAAAATACCGAATTTAAAAAGGCGGCTAACTTTCTTGCTAATTATAATAAGATGAAGACATTCCCTTATATCATTGGCAAACTTTATAAGCTTACAGACGGAACACCAATTATGTTTTACGAAGATGAGATTCAGATTGGACACGACGTATATACATACGAAGAGTTTGATGATATTTCATTCTTGAACACAATTAGTGAACCAAAGAAAAAGATTATTATTGATATTTTTACCAATGGTTTGAATATAAATATTAACATTAAAAAATAAAAATACATGATTACATTACCTACAACCAAAATTCCAGCAGTTTCAGTAAACCCTAAGTTTTTAATTTTATACGGGGCCCCTAAATCTGGTAATTAATAATATATATTATATTTTCGAGCAGCCAAACAGTGGTATATTACGTTAGTCATTTATGACTGATAATATAATAAATAATTTAAATGAAGCGGAAAAAGAGTACGCTTCAACATTTCTCGGATTAAGAGAAATAGCTAAAAATCATAATGTGCAAAGACACGTTTTGACAGGATGGCTATTAGCAAAAGGATATACCATTGAAAACAGAAGAGCTTTAAAGTCTTTCAATATTCATTATTTTGATGAAATTGATACTGAGGAAAAAGCTTATTGGTTGGGTTTTCTATTTGCAGACGGAGCTATAACACAATATCAACACTCTTACGATATTGAGCTCAGTTTGAAAATAGATGACAAAAATCACGTAGCTAAATTTGCAAAAGCAGTAGGAAAATCCTATGTAAATAATAAAAGTACATACAGAAGTAGATGTATTCTTGGCAGTAAGCACATGTTTAATACATTATCTAATTATGGATGTACAGTTAGAAAATCTTTAACTTTAAAATTTCCAAACAAATCTATATTTAAAGACGAATGTTTAATAAGACATTTTATTAGAGGTTATGTTGATGGAGATGGATGTTTAAGTTGGGGAAACAAAGAACATACTAAATGTACTATTAGTATATTGGGAACAGAAGATTTTTTAACAGCAATTAGAGATTTATTTCCAACTAAAACAAAATTAAGTAATAATAGTAAACAAAATGATATTACAAAAGTATTAACATACAATGGAAAATTAGGTTTTAGTTTTGCAAAATGGTTATATCAAGATTCAACAATAAGTCTTGAGAGAAAATATAATAGATATTTAGAATATTGCCGTCTATACGAGTGATTGTATAGATTATTATCGGGCAAATACGGTGGAGTCTAAATGGTAGCACCGTGGTAAATTCAAAGATTGCGAAAGGCTTTGAATCACCGTACAGCGTAGGAATTGAATAAATATAATATCCCCAAGAGTGTCCGACTCTGTTTTAAACAGATGAAAATGTACGCGGGACTTATACAAAAGAGAAGTATAAGAAGTTGAGATAAAAAGCTCAACGATAACAAATCGAAAACTTCAATAGCTGCACAACTAGAAAACAATCTAATTATAGACTTAGAAGGTGGGTCTACATTCATTGATGCTATGGCTATACAGTGTCGTACTATCAATGATTTAGGTGAAGCTGCTCAAGCCATTAGAGCTAAGAATAAAGAAGTAGGTGGTAATTTTTATAAACATATCACAATAGATAATGCTACTCGCTTGGAGGAAATTTGTTTAAGTTATGCAGCAACTCTGTATAGACAAAGTTCATTTGGAGCAAAGTGGACTGGAACAGACGTAAGAACATTGCCAGGTGGTAGCGGTTACCAATATCTAAGAACTGCTGTTAAAAAAGTTATTGAAATGTTTAAAGAGCTTTGCGATGAATTTATACTTATAGGTCATACAAAAGACAAAACATCTCAAGTAGACGGAGTAGAATTATCTGAAAAGACATTAGATTTAGTAGGAGCATTATCTACTATAATGTGTGGTTTGTCAGATGCTGTAGGATTAGTATATCGTAAAGACAACGAAACACATATAAGTTTTAAAGGCGGGTTTGGAGACCCAAAAGAAGCAAGGGCTCCACATTTACGTAATAAAGATATAATCATTGCTACTGGTAATGAAGATGGAACTATCACAACCTATTGGGATAGAGTTTACAAGGATTAAACACCCTATTATTTTAGAAGTTATAACTCAATAAAAAATAGACAATATGTACAGTACAAAAAATATTATTAACAACAACGAAGATTTTACAAGTTCTTATATGTCAGCAGGTATTAATGAAAATATTACATTGAAATCTGTTGATACAAAAGTTTCTCCAACTCAGAAAGATTTCCTTGAGATTGTATTCGAGGATGCTGAGGGTAAAACTGTTACAATGACAGAGTGGAAGAACGAAAAGAATATGTGGATTAAGACAGATGAAGATTTACAACGCCGTGATAACATTCAGTTTGGTCGTATAATGCAAATCATTAACTGTTTTTATCCTTCTATAGATGGAGAATTTAAGACATTTAAAGAAATGATTGATTGGGTTAAGTCTACACTTACTCCAATGTTGGCAACTAAGAAGGCTTTGCGTCTTAAAGTTGTTTATAATCAACGCAATTACGCTGAAGTTTCTAAGAATGGAATCTTCGTTGAACCAATGGATACTAATCCATCTGCAATAAAGAAGTTCTCAAAGGATAACTTTGAACGCCAAATTATAGCAGATAAGGAAGATGTATCTAATCCTCTTGCTACAGGAAATGGTAGTACTCAGGCATCAAGTGGTGACGACTTACCATTTTAATGGTTAATGGTCAATGGTGGACATCCAACAAGCAGATTAGTGCAGAATATGGTTTACGTGGGTGATGCCCGTATTCCTAGCGACGCTATCACAGTTTAGAGGTCTGTTTAAAACCTCTATTTGAGATATATGGTACACACAGTTTTGCATAGTTTTGATGCGTGGAAGGGTTCGAGTCCCTTCTATCTCACATATATAAAATATACTATTGTATCTTAATAGTAGTGGTCCAACTTTACCACAAGTTGGTTATTTAATAGGATTCCAATATTCGATTAAACGTAAAAATTAAATTATTGGATATTGTCTATATAATATAGAATAGCAGAAGTTTTATAGAAATTCCTAATTAACTGCGATATAAAACAAATAAAACCGTAGATTATGTACAAATCTACGTATTTGGGTATTTTGGAACAAGTGTGAGTTCGATTCTTACAATACCCACGAATCATTTGATTTGAGGTTGTTTAGAAGCGATTTAAGACGTTTAAATAAAGAAGTGATGTATTTATACATACTTTAAATTTGAACGCATTAGAACGCAAATAAATAGCTTTTTCGTAAGACCTAAAATTGCTATTTAGGCTGGGCTGACACCGCCTTAGAGTCAATAGTAGCGTACTGACTATAATGTGTGCGTAAGCGTTAAGGAACAAGACGTAAACTAGTTTAGGATGCTGGCGAGCTAATTGCGAAGTTTGAAAGGTTAAGTAAACTTACATGAATACGTAGAATTGTCTAGCTAACAATTCGAGTCGAACAATAATGACGTGTAATAAGGTTATTCCTACGTTAAGTATTATAGCTCTGATACAGAGAGGGAGTGTTCGATTTTAAGGCTATTTAGGAGCGATTTGAGGGGTTATAATAATAACATGTTATTGATTGTAGTTGTCTCGAAAGGAAACTCCTTAGAACGCAAATAAATAGCCTATACGGGGATATATGGTATACATATCTAATATGTAAAGAGTTCGATTCTCTTTATCCCGCATAAATTCATTCTGTTGTACATATTTATTTGCATTCTAAGCGGCTTAAAGTAGACAGGTTGAATGTTTATATATGAGAAATGCTTTAAGCCCTTAGAACGCATTTAAATAGCTTTAAAATAAATGTTTATGGATAAAGATAATAGTATTAAAGTATTTGTCGTCTTAGAACGATGTCTTATTGATATAGATGAAGATGCTAAAGTTTTAGCTGTATGTAAAACATTAGATTCAGCTAAGAAAGTTATGAATAAAGAAAGTGAATTTATTAAAAATAACTTTAAAGACTTCGAGGAATATGAATATAGTTTTGATGGTACTAATGTGTCATTTTCTGGAAAAAGTTATAATTATATAGTAATATCTATAGAGGAGAAAGAGTTAAGTGATTAACTATTATAGTAGGTATGTCAACTGGAAGTTGGGAGCTGGGTGAGCCAGCTCGTGTCGAGGACACTGGATTGGTTCGAGTCCATGACCTACGCAAATTTAATATATAAAATATGAGCTACGAAGAGTTTAAAAAAGAGGTTATGGATTATGCAAATAATTCAAAGCCTAAGTCATGGAGAATTGGACAAGCTGTGTTTAACTACATAGATGAAAACTATGGAGTTGCTAGAGATGTTCAATTTAAAGAAAATGTAGATTGTTTTTATGATGATAATCGAGTTGAAAGCTTTATAAAATTAGCATTCAACAGAATTACAAAAGAAGCATAAGTTTATAACTTATGTAGGGTATTTTGGAATAAATACGAGTTCGATTCTCGTAATACCCACAGTTATTTAGAACTTATAAGTCATGTATAACACGAAAACAGCAATTACAATGAGTCTTAGAGATTTGTTGTTAATGTTGGACGATAAAAGTATTTATACATACTATTTAGGTAGTATAAAAATAGGGAAACTTATCAACAGTCCATTAAGGAATGATGACAAGAATCCCTCTTTTGCTATATTTTACGGTAAAGGTGGTGGTTTATTCTTTAAAGACCACGGAACAGGTGAAGGAGGTAATGCTCTTAAGTTTGTTAAACTTATTCGTAGAATAGACACTAGAGAAGAACTTGAAAAAGAATTACTGAGAATAGTTCGTAGAATGAATCCTAATATGATAATGAGACAAGAGGCTTATACCCATAAACTAAGCACAGTACCATTTCAGGAAATAGGAATTGTTAGACAACCGTTCACAGATATAGATAAAAAATATTGGAAGCAATTCCATATATCACTTGACACATTAAAAAAGTATCAAGTGTTTAGCATAAAATACTTTCTTTGTAATAGAGTCGTCAGAGGAACCTACAAAGAAACTAATCCTATGTACGCATATAAGGTTTATGATAGATTTAAAATCTATAGACCACTAGCATCCAAGTTTACTAAATGGCGTACAAACATGACAAGTGAGTACGTTCAGGGATTAGCCGAGTTGCCTAAGGATGGAGGTAATCTCTTGATTATTACTAAATCATTAAAAGACGTTATGACGTTATATGAGATGGGTTATTATGCTATATCAGCTTCAAGTGAAACAACATTTATCCCAGACTCTGTCTTAGAAGAATTAAAAAAGAAATGGAATCATATATTAATATTATATGATAGGGATAAGACAGGAATGTTTAAAGCTAGAAATTATAGTAAAGAGTATAAACTTGATGCTTTTTTCGTTCATAAGAAGTTTAATTCAAAAGACATATCTGATGCTGTTAAGATGAATAATTTTAATATAGTTAAAGAATGGCTTTGTAAAACATTAAATAAGTATGATTGAAACATTGATTCTGTCGTTGCTTTGTGGACTACTTGGTGGTCTTTTAGGGTATGCATATAGTATAAGAAGTATACCTATAATTAAAACAAAGAATGTCTACATACGTTACATTAAAGGCGATAATACAGAATTTATAACCGTTTATGACAAAGATGGCAAAGAATTACTCGATGCTGGATTTGCTCTTAATAAAAACGGTGCAACCTATGTAAAGTATGCCACAAAAATCTAAAGGAAAAGTAAGAAATGCGACTAAGGTCGATAAGTATGGTCTACATTTTCGTAGTAAGCTCGAATGCTATACTTATGAAGCTTTTATGAATGCTGGTATACCAGTTCAATATGAGCCAAAGCATTTTACACTTTTACCAAAATTCGAGTACCAGCAGGAGAAAATACGAGCTATGACATACTTACCTGATTTTATAGGTAATGGATTTATCGTAGAATGTAAAGGACTGATGGGAGATAGCTTTCCGTTAAGGTGGAAGTTATTTAAATACTACTTGAAGAAACACAGAAGTAAAATAAAGTGTTACCTTGTGAGAAATCATAAGCAAGTAGATGAAATGATTCAAGAACTTTTAAGTCAAAAGAAACATGGAAAAACAAAGTAAGTTTAGAAAGTTAGGTGATTCTATAATACTTTATAAAGAACCACGTGGTAATGCATACGACCTAATAGGAGGTTGTGTTTACAGTGTAAGATGGGACGAGTATTTAGAAGAGATTGTCTTTAACGAATTACCAAATTTAACACTCCCAGATAAAATTTATCATACCGAAGAAGATGATAAATTTATTAACAAAGTATTAAATCATTATAACAACTCAAAAGACGGAGTTACTGGTGTAATGCTATCTGGATTGAAAGGTTCTGGTAAAACAATTACCGCTAAGCAGATTGCTGTTACTTCTAAATTACCAATTATAATTGTAAGTAAGAATTTATCTTCTAAACGCCTTGTTAATTTAATTAATAATATTTATGATATAGAAGTATGTCTAATATTTGATGAAGTTGATAAGTTTGGAAGTAAGTACGATGATAGTTTCTTACTAAACATATTAGATGGTGTTGGAGAATCTGGAAAGAAATTGATATTATTTACTTGTAATGATGAATCTAGTATAAATAAATTCATGGTAGATAGATGTTCTAGAGTAAGATATTGGAAACAATTTGAAGAAATGAATACATCTATAATACAAGAGATGCTTGCTGAAAAACTAAGCAATAAAGATAATATCAAACCGCTAATGGATTTTATAACATCAACCTTTAAATGTATTAGCTTTGATAACGTTTATTCGTTTATTGTAGAGGTTAATGAAAACCCAGATGATACATTTGAAGAGTTGTTTAACGATATGAACTTGATTAGCAAGTAATGGATATAACAGTACCATATTACGAGGACAAAACAAGAATGAAACCAGATTTAGTACATTATACGTTATTATGTCGATAATATTAAATATAATAAAATGGAAGAAATCTGGAAACCAATTAATGGATATGAAGGTATATACCAAGTTAGTAATTTCGGTAATGTAAAATCATTAGATAGAATTGTAAAAGCAAAATACGGTCGGTCTGTTAATTATTCAGAACAAAAGATTAAAGGTAGAATATTAAAGCAGCATTTTACAACGTGTGGTTATGCATACGTAGCATTAGCGAAAAATGGAAAAAATAAAACTACATTAGTTCATAGACTTGTTGCAAATGCTTTTATAGATAATCCTGAAAATTTCCCATGTGTAAATCATAAAGATGAAAATAAGCATAATAATAACGCATCTAATTTAGAATGGTGTTCTTATGAGTATAATAATACATATAAAGGTATTAATTTAAGACGCAAAAAAACTAATAGAAAAATTATTCAATATGATTTAGATATGAATGAAATAAAACGTTGGGAAAGTATAACTAATGCCGCCAACTATTACAACATAGAAATTAGTAATATTTCTTCATGTTGTGTTGGTAAACGTAATCATTGTGCTGGTTTTAAATGGAGATACTATGAATGATTTAACAGAAAATTACTATTCAGACAATACAAGAATTTCCAACTCAAACATAGGCTGGTTTCTAAACAAGGGACCAGCCTATTTACATGCTATGCTAACTGGAGATGCTGAAGGAGAAACAGGAGCTCAATTAGCTCGTGGAACTATGATACATGAGTATCTACTCCAGCCTGAAGAGTTTAATAAACACTACGTTGTTTTTAACGAAAGTAGACCTTCTTCTGAACAGCAAGAGAAGTTCTGTCAGGAAGTAGCAAAAAGCGTTGAAATAGAGCCAAATAAAGCCGTTTTAAGCGCATATCGTGCATCGTATAAGAATTTACCTAAGTCAGATGATTTAGTGCTCTCAAAAGGGCTTAAAATGGCTGAGGAGTATAGTTCTTATATAGATTGGTTGAAGACTAATGATAATCGTATTATTATTACTCCTTACCAAGCAAATCAGCTTATATCTATTTCAGAGAATATACAAAAACACAAACTAGCGTCCAAGCTACTTAAAAATGAGTATATTGGACAAGAAGATGAACTACATCATGAGTTCCATATAAATTGGGAGATGTGTGATGTTAGGTGTAAATCTTTACTTGATAGCTGTCATTTTAACTTTAGAGATAAGATATGTACATTAATGGATATAAAAACCACTGTACATATAGGTAAATTTGAAGATTCAATGAATCAGTATGATTACCTTAGACAGCTATGTTTCTATACACAAGCACTTAAATGGTACATAGATGAAGAGTTGAAACAAAACTCTACAGAATGGAACTTTGAGTGGTATATTATCGCTATAGATACAACGGGTACTAACCAAGTACGTGTTTTTGAATTTACAGAAGAGCAGGTATATAGTAGAAAAGAAACTATAGTACAAGCTTTAAAAGATATACGTTGGCACCAAGATAATAACCTATGGGAATATACTATATGTTACTATAAGGGTAATGGTGCTGAAAAGTTAAACCTATAATAATTAGAACCTATGAGTCAGAATTATAATATTGAAGATATGAATTTCGCAAATAGTACACTTTATGTTGAAGACAATGAATCAACATTGTGTATTGAAGATATAAACAATCAAGATGATATATTATGCATCGAAGATATAGATAGTCAAAATGACATACTATATATTGATGATGTAAATGTAGAAGATAATAGTAGTGCCATTAAAAAGCTTTATGCTTAATATTATATATGGTCTATGAAAGTTTATTACACTCAATACCTTTCGTGGTAAATATAAGCGAAACGATATCTACAAAGAATATAAATAATGTATATATAAAAGATGAAGGTTTAAATACGTATTTATATTTATCGTTTAACAAAGATATTAATATTAGAGATTTATTTATATCTTTAAGAGAAAATTTGAATTTCTGTGGTGTTGTTAAGAATGAGTACAAATTCCTAATAAATAGAGAAGATGTATTGTATTTAAAATCAGTAGCTATAAAAGGTATTGATTTATTAACAGCACAAAATATACATAGTTTGTTAAATTGTTAAAATGAAAAACCCCAGCCGCTCGTGAGAGTAGTTGGGGTTTATTTTTTATATAAGGTTAATCACCTTCTTTCATAATTTGATTCTTAAAGTATCTGTCTTTAGATTCTGAATCGTATATTTGTTCATATGCATTGTGTACTGGTAATAGTTTGAATAAATCTCTATCAACTTTATCCCAGCCTTTATATAATCCTCGTTTAACGTTTCCATTATACTCTTTTTTATCGGTATTACTTTGGAAAGTATCGAATAGGCTTGATGACGTTGGGATATATTTTCTTGAAAAAGATTCAAAGAGATTTCCGGCTTTATCAGTTAAACTTGTAGCAGCTGTTGGTGATTTAACGTTGTTGAATGCATCTGTAAAGTTGTATGGAGTTTTAGTTTCCCAAGTTAATCTATGTAGTATATATGTTAACATAGCTAATAAACGACGTTTATCTTTATTCACCTCTTTAGACATTACATTGTAAAAATATGAGGCTAAGAAACCAATAAAGTTAATTGCAGCTATTTCCGCAATAACTTGTTTAGTACACGCGTTGATATATTTTTTAGTCATATAACCACGAACGGTAGTTGTATCGCCAAATTTAGAATTATAATACTCTTTAGATTCCATAAAGCCATTCTTGATAGATAAATGTCTAACACTACCATATAAGAATTTATACGCAGCATTTGTAAAATACCACATACCAGCTCCAAATGCTCTATATATACCACCAGATATCTGTTGAGTATCCAAGTCGTACACAATCTCACCAAATCGCTCTTGAAGCATAAGTGGGAAGTATTGCCTATGAATAAGTAATAGAGAACCTAAGAACGATGTATTTAATTGAGCTTTCTGTGTTGCGGTTTGCATACCGTCAGCAGATTCGGCATATTTTATAATCCTATTTCTCATTACATTCTCCGCTCTATAGAATGCATCTTTATACTGTTCGTCTACAAGTAATGTATGGTTCTTTGCGGAAAGTATTGAATAGGCTGATACACCTTTACTCCACTCTTTAAATGCCTTTTTACGTTCTTCTTTACTAGCATTACGCATATTTATATCTAAGTCTTGTTTAGTTATAAAATTACCATTATAATATTTATAACTTAATAGTGTAGAAACAGTAATGTTTGATTTTACTAAAAAGTCTGAACCAGAAAGCATACCAAATACTAAATTATCAGTGAAAACATTTACAACTCTATTTCTGTTGACATTATTTGTCTTCTTGTCATTCTAATCAGATACATTAAAGAACTCACATGTAAGCATTAATTTATCATTAGAGTATGTGTTGGATACGTAATTTGCACCAAGGTAATTTTTAATTAAACGCCATGTAACCTCACCAGCTGCTTTAGTAGCATCAGTAGTGCTGTATTTATAACCAACTATAGCGTTTACAATATGAGCTATAAAAGCTGAAAGTAGACCAACGGCGGCAACAGTTATATTCATACCTAAGTTTAGTGTGGTAACAAGTCCCTTAAATAGTTTGCCTAGCACATTTAAGTGTACATTACCAATAGTTACGTCGTTACTCTTAACATTATACATGTGCATAAGCATAAATTTCTTAGCTATAGCGTATGTATTAGAATCATTACCACTGATTCTTTTTAATTGCCACGGTTTAAAAGTCTTTTTCTTATAAACGTCTCTAAATCTCATCATGTCAGCTATAGTTTCGCACTAATCTCTAACTTCTGATTTATATTTGTAATCAGCTGCGGACTTATACGCTTCAGCCATAATACCAATTAAGTCAGATGATAATTGTGATGGGTCGTCAAGTTTATTTACATAATATCTAGGTATCATATTTAATTCAGAGCCATCTGGTCTTGTACCATCAGATATATTTACACCTTTCTACTCTACAATATTACCAAAGTCATCTGTAATACCTAATATTCTATTGATATTCTATTGAAAGTCCTAATCTTGCTGGACACTCTAATCTCCAATACCAAGCTTATCTTTTACGTATTGTAAAACACCGTTTGATAAACTAGTTTTATTCTTTTGATATTTAAATACGCTTCCAGTTATTCCAGGAAGAAGATATTCATCGAAATTATCCCTATTATACATCTAATTTATCTCACGGCTTGTTTCTAAAACTACATTATATAAATTACGTAGAGTTGGAGAGTTCATAACCTTGTTGAATTTAGCTGTATTATCATATAAAGGTTTACTCTTTATAGGATTACCATTCTCATCTTCATGAAATCTCTTTGGTTGTAAGAATTGTTTATTGTTCTTATCGTAGTTAGGATTAGCCATATAAGTCTCTTGGTGTTCAATCCAACCATCACCAGGTATAAAGTCCATAAACTCATCTTCGTATTCTGGTCTAGCAACAAGTTTTGTAAAATACCTAATAATTCTAGTTTCTTCAGACTGTGTTAGATAATCATAGTAGTACTCATTAGTCGACTCTATAAATGCTTCATATGCGCCAGGATTATCAATATCATCAATAGCAGCTTGTTTTGCAGCTTTTTTATAATACTCTGTAGGTATAGTCATTGTATACTTAGAATATAAAGCTCGTTTTAAATTAGCTTGCTTCCTAATTGCTTTATTCTACCTTTTAGCTATATTCTTTAGTCTTGTCTATTCTGCTAATAACTTCCTAAGTCTTAACTTCTCTCCAACTGGTATTGTTTGGTAAGCAATATCTCCAGTTGTAAAGTCTCTGAATACATTAAGTATTTTGTTTATCTGATTAGTAACTTCTTCATAAGCCTAACCACCATCACCATCTACTTCGTATATAATCTCGCCAGCTTCTTCGTTTATTCTCTTGAATAGAATTACATTACCATCTTTATCCTGTTTTAATACACGCTTACTATTCATTTCGTCCCAATTCTCTAACATTTTATTGTCAAAGTTATTTGGTTCACCTCGCATGTATTTATTATATTCATCTATACCGCCAGCTTTTTCTATTATGTTATTTCTAGCAGCATTCCAAGCTTTAACATCTCTCTTTATATTACTCTTTTCAGAACTACCATATAAATCTTCTTGAAGTTGTTGAAGCTCCTTAGCTTTCCTTAGCTCGTCTCCTTGTTTAGGGTTACCTTGATAATCATGGTCGCTAAGTAACATTCTTTTTTGTATATTGAGTTCTGTTAATAATGCTCTATCTTTTTCATCTAATTGTTCGTAATGATAATAACCATCTTCACCTAGACATTTCTCTTTTAGTTGGCGTATTTGTTTGGTTAATAAACCCCACTCATACTTAGTATCTTGAGATAGTTTTGAATATGCTACATAAAAAGACCTTTTAAATGGTCTTTCGCAGTGTTTATCAAGCCAATCGTTTATAGCATTATTCCATTCAACTTTAGCTTGCTCATCATCTTCTGGAGCTACGCTGTTAAATGGTTCTAATATTATACCATACTTCTTTGATATTTTTAAGTTTAATGATTTCAAGAACTTTTTATAATCATTATGAAATCTACCATAATTTAAGTCTCTAATGATATATTGTGTTGTTCTACCATGTTCGTCTTTTTCATATATATCTAAGTGTGATTCTCCAAACTTTAGTTTTTTATACGCACCGATTAGTTCGACATTTTTATTGAATGATAACTTTTCAGCTTTATTTAATGCTTTGTTTACGAGATATACTATAGACCTAAGACCTTCGTCTTTAACCTTATCAGTCATACCAGCATATCTATAAAATACACCAGAATCAAACCCTATTGAAGATAGAGAGTTTAAGTAATCTCCCATTGTTATAGAATGAGTTTCATTACCAACCTCAACTAATATATCTCTAGTTGTGTTAATTAGAATATTCTCTATAGACGCCATAGTTTCATCACAAACAGCTTCACACTTCTTAACCATATTTATAAGGTTGTTTATATCTCCAAATACAGCATCTTTAGAGAAGCTAGATTCTTTTTGCTGTTGTTGAAGAATATCTATAACTTGTTCAGACTGTAATGTTTTCTATATACTATGCAATATATGTTTATAAAGTCCAAAGTTATCATGCATTTGATATTGTAGCTTAGTAACATCCATAGCTTCGTTATTTAATGATAATTTACTAAGCTCTATAGACTCTTCTAAAAGCTATGGTAATATCTATGATAAAGTTGTTATTAAAGACCTATACATATGTTTATGACCTTCTTCAAACTGACTTATTTGTAGATTTAACTACTTCTAAATCATACTCTTTTGGTCAGCTGGCATTGTTGAAGACATTACGGCTTTAAGACGTTGACTAAGACCTGTAGAAATCTTAACTGCTAGTTTGTCAAGTTTCTCTTGAGCTTGTTCTTGTGTGTATTTTTGACCAGATGTAGATTGTAGTAAATCTACTTCAATATAGTTATTAGATTCAAAAGATTTAAGTAATCTAGTTAACTCTCTATTCATTTCCAAAACCTACTCATTACTATATAATATAGGGTCTGTTTGTTTATAGATTATTTTATAAATCTAAGCATCACTAAGATGTGTATTCTCTATGGTTTTTAGATTTAAAAGATAAGCACTTAGTTGAGCTTTATAATCATTAAGCTCTTTCTAAGTCTCACCTTTAAACACACTCTTACCAACAAGAGCATTTGATATGTAGTTTATGAAATTCTTAATATTGCCAAGCAAAGTCTTAGAATTATTCTTCCTATCTAAATAATAAGCATGTTTGAATAGTTCGTCCCTAAACTCTTTATTCACCATAAACTCAGCAATAAACTCCTTTTCATTTGTCAACCCATAATATAAACCACTACCATCTTCTCTACTATACATATTAGAATCAAGTATTGTGTTAAATATATTATAAAGTTTAGAGTTTACTTGTTTTAGTTTAATCTAACTATCGGTCTTTGGATTATTAATCATACCAACAGTTACAGCGTGAGATACTTCATGTAAGAGTGTTTTAACAAGATATTCGTTCGATACTTTATTAACTATATTACTATTAATCTAAATAACAGTATTGCCATCACTATCAGTAACAGCTTTAGCTAAAACATTTTCATCTATAGGCATAGCTCTAACTGGAACTTTATGTCTTTTCAGTACATTAGCTATTGCAGTATAGTTTATAGGTACAATCTTATTGTTTAAAGCGCCGTTAATTAGAATATCAGATGTTACAACTTCACCTCTATTGAGGATGCTTGAAACGTCTCCAAATGATGTATCAAATGAAGCTTTAGCCAGTTTAGATTGTATTGCATATTTATCTAAAAACTCCTAAATTAAATTAGAGTTAGATTCTTCGCTTTGAAATGTTTGTTCTTGAACATTTTGTTTAGCCTATACAACTTTTTTATTACTGTATATATTACCGCTTGTTGAAGAAAAATCATTACTAACAACAGAGCGTATCTGGTTTTCTTTCTTTACAACAAACTATGTTGTTGGCTCAAAACCATTATTATCACCCTCTTTATCATATCTTACAAATATAGCTGAATCATATTTATCGTTCTTAATTAAACTGTTTTCATAGTCGATGTATTCATTAGTAGTTTTAAACTTACCACTAGTCATATCACTTTTACCAACAGTTCGCATATTTAAGTAAACTGGTATAGTATAAGCTCCTTTGTATTTAAGAGCTTTATCTTGCCTATCTGTAAAGAAAAAAGAGTTCTTATCGTGAAACAAATGACGACCGCGTTTATTATTACTATCTACTTCAAAAGTATCAAATAGTTTATCTGTTCCATGCCAAACCATAATGGGTTCACCATTAAGGTCTACAGCTTTAGATGATAAAGCATCTTCATCAGTCCAATCTCCAAACCAATTAATAAAATCACGTCTGTATATTTTAGACTTAACCCTTATAGCTTCAGCTCTATCATTATTTGTTAATTTTAAAATTTGATTAAATAAAATAGACTCGGCTCCGTTTGGAGCCTTATCTATATTATTTCCTTTATTAGCTGACCAAATATGATAGGCAGCTTTCTCACTTGTAGCTTCTTTCAATTCATTAAACTCCTTAGCTACTTCGGGGTTTTGTAAATTTGGACACATTATCATAATTAATCAGTTTTTTATATACCAAGACAACTATTCATAGAATCTTCATCAAATTGAGAATCATCAAACAAATCTCCTTCAACTTGTAATCCGTTTAACAATCCATTAACATCGCCAGTATTATTAGGTTTACCACCATTGTTGTTTTCAAAATCCTAATCGCTAATAAGGTTACTCCAGTTGTCGCTGAACTAAACGTTAGTTGGAATTGGTCCAGCTTTTTTAAACATTTCAGCCATTTCAATACCAGTATAACCATTTAAAGATGCCGTTGTAGTATTTGTATAAGCTACTTTAAATAACTTGTTTTTGTTATTTCTAGCAACGTCATACATCTTTCTTATACTATTAACTATATCATCTTCAGATATACTACGTAGACTTCTATTTGTCTTAACTCTCAAATCTTTTGTTGGTAATGCGTATGAATTACCCTAAAGACCATCGCCTTGACCATATTTAGCTCCAAAGTTAGTAACAGCTACTTTTGCTGCACCTGCACCGTGTCTACCCTAATGATTAGAACCAAACACAAATACAGTATCTTCTGATGGTGTTATAATACCATTATAGAAATGATTAGATTTAACATTATCAGGTGTCTATTCTGTAGATTTTAAATTACTATCATTAAAATCCTCTACAACGGAATCAGTTAAACTAGACTCATCTTCTCTCTACAAACCAGATAGTAACCCATCTACAGATTCAAGCTCTTTAGTTACAGACTCAATTTTCTATTCGTTCTGTTTTGACAGTATATCGTCTGCTAGCTGTATAGCTTCTACACCGCTCTTTGCATCATTTAATGATTCTTTATTAACGTACTCTTCAACATTATCTGTTTCGTCAAACTTAGAAATCTATTCAGCTATATTATCGATATTATCTTTAGTATATGATTTTTTATCCATATAAATGTAAGCTGGATAACTATAGAAAATATCATCTTTATTAAGCTGAGCAGCTCTAACTATAGCTTCACCACCTTCAGTTGTAGACGTTGTATAAACACAACCTATTTTATAGTTATTGGTTAATAGATGTTTAATTAATAGGTCTGCAAATTTATTCAGTTTTTGCTGTTTTGCAATTTTCTAAACAACGCCTTCTTGTAATAACTGTAGTTTGTATTCATTAACAGCTTCTATAATCTCATCTTGTGTCAATTCTCCATTTTCTCTCAATGTATCTTCGAGCTTTTTAGAATATTGTTGAACAACATCATCAATTTCTTTCTCTGTAACATCAATGTTGGCTATACTACCATCAGCAAAGATTTTTATAATTGTATTATCTTTGTTTATGTTTGAATATTTCTACATTATAGCTTCAACCTAAGACTCTACAGATTTAGTTGTATCAATTGTAACGCCATCACTTGTAGATTCATTAAACTTCAATATAACATCAGATTGACTCTTAGCATCTTTTTCTGGATTATTCGTATAGGCTATTTTAACATCACCATTAACATTCTATGTTAAGTTCCAACTATTCTCTTGAACGCTAGATACTTTATAGTAATTATATGGTGATAATATTGCAATACTATCACCCATTACAAATCGTATAGGTTTAGCTTTCTTTTTATTCTTTATAGCTTCATTATGAAGAGCTACAAACTATCTGACAGATTGTATAACAGCATCATAATTAACAGAATCTGGAAGCATGTTTGAACCAAACAAAGAACTACCAGTACTACCAGATACTAATTCATATTGATTAACACCATCTGCACTAATACCAAGTTTTGGAGTTATAGCATATACAGAATGAGACTCTTTTTCATTTTTATATATAGAACCAATCTTCTTATATATATAAGTATTATTTTTAATCTTAATCTTTATATATGCATTGTTACCGCCTTTTGATGTTATAATAGCACCAGGTACTCTACTTCCGTTTATAAACGTTGGAAGTGTATACTTTTCAGTGTATAAGACTGTTGATGCGAAAGCTTGATTTGTAATTGAGTACTCCGGAACAACACTATCATTATACCAGAAGTTTCTACATATAGAGTCAATATACTCACCAATATTAATTTTAGAGTTATCTTCAAATATATATTGATTCAAATCACCATTATTTATAGCATTAGATATACTTTGTATGTACTGTTGTTTAAACTGAACAGGTGTTATATCAAATATAGAATGTACAGAGTTACTATTGTATGTAGAGTAATAATCATAGAATATTATATCTCTAAATAATCTTCTAACTCTCTCATTTTTATGCGTTAATAATTGATGTAAAGAAGATTCTAATTTAGCTCTCTGTATAGGGTCTGTATTTATATACGTCATCCTTGTTGTAAATCTACCAATACCTAACTTGTTATCAGTCTTAGCCATATAATAGTTTAAGAACTCATTGTTGATATTTCCATTACTATCTAATAAATCATTAAATTCTTCACCAAGAAGACCATTCTTTAACCTATAAACAAAGTTTGAGTAGTTTGTAAATATATTGTTATGATAATAAGAATCTGAATCGTTAACATCACCATATATTAACTTTAACAACTTATTAAATATAGTAACTTTGTTTCTACGCATTGTAAAATCTATAACTCCAGATTGTTCATCATTCTAACTACCATCCATTATTGAAGAGTTAAATAACATATTGTTTCTAGCAATGGATGTTATAAACGAACCAATTGATGTTATAAGTTTTTCATCAGATGTTTGTCTATAATAACAATTAATATTATCTTCCTCATTTATATTAAATGGGTCTCCAAGTAACTTGTACATTATACTTCTAAATAACGACATATATTCTGGAGATGCTGTTATAGAACTTTTATTTAACACATCTGCCAATAAAGAGCTAGCATTATAAAACTTATCTTCAAGCCATGCATTATTAAAATAGTGCAATAAAGCTTCTTTAGAAGAGAGTTTAGAACCTTCTGGAGTGTTTATCTTCCATTGTATAGGTTTACTCATTTCAGTTGGTATATAGTCAAGATTTATAAACTGCAATAGTTTATTCTCAAAGTTTACGTAATGTGTTAAAGTATTACCAAATTTCTTTGTATCAATTTGAGAATTTCTAACAAGAGCATTTAAACAGTCGGCGTAAGGTTGTAGTTTTTTTAGTGTATATAGAGCAAATATTTGCATTAATACACCCTCGTAACTATCTGGATTATTTATAGCATGAATACCTTTTTCGTAATCCATTGCTACACCGCTATTTTTAAATATAAAACCATTAGTATTATTAATAACATTTAATATAAACTTTCTTCTTTCACTAATCTCTTCTTTAGTAAGACTTTCATCACTATCAAGAGTTCTTAGCATATCAGAAAGTTTTCCTTTATATTTAGCTATAGCTTTTTCTATAGTATCTTCTTTAAACTTATATAAAGATACATCATCGTTATCACTAGCAGAGTATAAACCTCCATAGTTATTTACAGCATTGGCGTATTCAACTAACGCTGGTTGAGCTAAGAATGAGAATGTAGATATACCCTTTCCAGCTCTAATTAATAACTCTGATATTGAATAAGTAGCATTATTAACATTCAATACAGATACGTATGGGTCTTTTGCAACGTCTACGTGAGCACTAACCATTGCAGATAACCATGCTGATATATACAAACCATCTTCACTTTTAATCTAATCTAAAGGATTTAATCCATAAATTTTACCAGCACTTCCAAAATCCATTGTTAAATGAGCTGTTTGTGTTAAGGCTAAGTTAGTTGTAGCTAGCGCGTATAGAGCAATACCATCTTTACCAGTTATAAACTCAGCTTTAGTCTTAGATTGAAATGACGGTAATAGTTCATACATATACTTTCTTTTTACGCTAGGTCTAATTTTTGGTACAAACTGATACCTTATTACACCTGTAACTGTATCAATTGAACCTCTAGCGTCAACAAGTGTTCTAACATCAGTAAGAACGTCTATATATTTCTAAACTAAAGCTCCACGAATACTATCCTAATCAAAATCACCTTCAATAGATTCTGGTGTTACATCTTCACTACTTAATACAGAATTAGGTACACTCATTTCCATACCATTTCTAAAAGACTTTAACGCTATAAATATTTTATCAACGTCGAAGTCAGAACCAGTTTGTGCTGTAAATTCTTCAGGTACTATAATATTATCTCCATTTTGTTCTGGTAATATATCAGCTATTGTGAATGCGAATATAGAAGACATTCCCTGTGTTGGAATACGATAACCTATACCAACAGGCTTTGGATTTGATAGTTCTCCAGCTACAGTCTTTTCTGAGAACCTAACTGTATTAATACCATCTTTAAACCCATGACTCTTCATAAACTCATCTATCTGCTCAATAGCTTCTTTACTAAGTTTATCTTTATTATCAATAACATCTTGAAGAGATACTAAATTGTTATTCTCAAGCTCTACATAAGTTTTTGTTGATAGCACACCAGACTTAATTGGGTCATCTAAATCATCATTAAACTTAATCTGTTGTTTTGTTAAAGTCTTATCTTTACCACTCTTAATACCTTTTATAATATCATTATTAATAAGCCATTGACGCATATTATTATAAGAAGTTTGTTCAGATACTGGTATTATAGACCTTAATAATCTAACACTAATCATAACCTCCATAGAGTTATCCTTAGTAAACCAGTTAAGCTTTTCTCCGTTGTTTAGAACGTGGAACCCGCCATCTTCATCATCAACTTTATTAGAACCTATTAAACCAAATACAGATTGCTGTATACAACTACCACCTTTAAGGTTTACATCTACAACTTTCTTATTTATATACTTAGATAAAGATTGTTCAAATATAGTTCTAGAACCAAGAGTGTCAACAACACCTCCACTTAGAATAGTTTCAAGTGCATTATAACCAATATCATTTGACTTTATAATCTAAGATAATAATGACATTACAGCCTTTTTATTAGGACTACCATCTTTAAGTAAAAATCTACCTTTAACAGTATTAATACCATTTAATGTTAAAGCATTGATTAAGTTTATAATATCACGTCTAAGTTGTTTACCTTTTATAATATCACCATTCTTTCCGATACCATAATCCGCAGAATCAATAATATTTGACATTAATATCTTTAAAGCCTGTGTACCAAATGCTCGTTCTAATTCATGGTGTGCTTCAGTATTAAGCTGCATTCTAAGGTCATCTAAATCTTGTACCTGAATATCGAGATTATCATTTAATCCGTCTTTATTCATATTTTCAAGACCGTTAACCTTACCTTTGTATGGTTGATATTGATTTTGATTACCACCAACCTTAACAGCTGAATCGAACGCAATCATATCAATTTCTTCTCCAGGTTTGTTCATTCTATCGTATAATGCTTTACCATTATCTGATTGAAGCATATATTTAAACGCTGGGAAAATAGCCATCTTATTATATATAGGTAGATTATAGAATGCATTATTACCAATCTTACTACTACTATTCTGGAAATAAGACATCTTTAAAGGATATAATTCAAGCTTAGATACAATCTTAGCCTTTTGTGGGTCAGACTGCCAATCTGGGTCATTTTGAAGTATATTAAATGCTTGTTCGTCTGAATATTCAGAAAACTCATCGCCAAACGTCCAGTCTCCTAAACCAATTCTAATCTTTCTATATAAGTCTGGTCTAATTATAACTTGAGCGTCGGATACATTTACTTTAGAATACACATAAACATCTTGCTCAGCTTTAGTTTTAAAAGATTCTACAATATTAGCTGGCATTTCTTTTAAAACGTTATTATACAAATCTTCATCTACATACATTTTAGATGTTAATTCATCAATGCTGTCAACTTCAAATTTCTTTAATAGCTTGTTAATAAAGTCTTTATCAGTTGTTTCGTGTATAAAGTCTATAGCGTATTGTCTTTTAAATATATTTAAAGCCTAATCAAAAAAGCTACTCTTTAATTTAATATCACTAACATTTAATACTGTATATTTAGTATCAGCTAACTCTGGATATTGTTTTACTTGCTTGTCATTATAATCAATTCTTATCTTCTACCCTGGTGATAACAACGCTCCTAAACGTTTAATTTTATTAGAATGTTTATCAACAACCTTTAACACAGAATATTTCTAACCATCTTCACCAGTTATTTCCTGTTTAGTTGAAAATAACTCATAAAAAGCAGGGTCTCCAGAAAATACTTTTTCAATCTCAATAACAGAGATTATTGATGATAGTACATTGTTTGTTATTAATGATAAAGCAAAATTCTTAAGACTATCAGTATCCTGCGTATTAAAATATCCATCAAATAAACCTAACTATTTAAATCTATTAGCGTATGCCTCAAGTAGATGTGTTGGTATTTTTGTAGGTATAAATCTACCATCAGAATCAAGCTTTCCAAGATTTAAGTTACCTTCTTTTGATAGTTCGGCAATTTCATTTTGAACCATTTCGTAAATCTTCTTCTGAATAAATACGTCGACGCTATTACTGTTCTGTAGATATTTCTCAAGTCTATCAAGTTCTGCTCTTATACTTTCAAATCCATCAATTTCTCCGTCTTCGTTAATATTTCTATACTCAAGTTTGCCATTAGCTTCCATATCTCTTTGTTGTTTTAGATATAGATAGTTTAATCTTGAGTTTAAATCCTTAACTCCTTCGTCTCCAAATATATCAGAGAAATATCTAAATAAACCACCATTACCGCCAAATTGAAGTTTACCATCTTTAATTTCACCATGAAAGTTCTTTCTTAACGCAGATGGGTTTTCTAAAAGATACTTAACATTCTCTCTACTATAATATTGTTTAACAGAGTTAAACTCGTCAATAAAGTAACCTCTAAGTCTCTCTAATGTAGCAGAATCTAACTAAAAGTTATCGTATGTAACACAGTTGTGTGGCATTTTAATAGATGGACTTGATATTGAGTACCATGTCTTCTTATCAGCCATAGTTGGTAACACAATCATATCCATTTCCGTCATAAACATTTTAGCTAAATAATCTTCAAGCTAAGTTATACCAAGATAATCATTACCTATATTTTCATCAATATCTTTTAAGCCAACAAAGTAGTTTAGTTTTAATTGATTTGCCCTACTACTTGATTCATGGTCTATAAATTCAGCAGCATCTAATAATATAGAATGTTTACAATATTCAGACTTTCTTAAGTTTTCTATAATACCACCTTTGTTATGGTTTAGATTTCTAATAACATCTGACATTGTATTATTTTCAGTTATAGGGTATCTTTGTGTATTATCTGGAGCAGTAATACTAAACTGTTGTGGAGACGGATAACATTCATTATAAGCTTTAGCAAGTTTAGATATTTGACTATCATCACCATAACCATTTAAAGCTCTATCTAAGTCTATTCTAGTTGTACCAGACTTTAATGAACTCTAACCTCTACTTGCATATATATTTCTTATAATCTTACTAACGCTTCCAAGTTTATCGCTATTAATTAATCCTAATAATGTATTATATCTTAAACGTTTATTAGATATATTCTTATCACCAACTTCATTACTAACATATTTATCTAAAACAGTCTTATCTACAGATATTCCCATAAAGTTAAATATATCAAGTATTTTATTACTAAGTTGATAATAAGCCTAATCAAGCTACTCATCTGTAGTTGGATATAGTTTACCTTTAGGTTTATACACCCTGCAATCATTCAATTTCTATAATAAAGATGTAGCATATTGTACAGATACAGTTTGAGAGTTATCTGAATGAACAAGTCCTGACTGATATATTGATTGAGACCATATTCTAGGTATTGCTTTAATAGCTTTTAATTGATTATCATTAATAATCTCCCACTGTCTTCTAATATCTTTAATCTTACCACTAAACTGCGAGCTATCATAATCATCTAAAGAACCATCGTCAAAATCATAACTACTCTTTTTAACTTTAGGATTTTTAATCCATATCTACATCATTTGAGCCATTTGGCTTCTTATAGTAGAGTGTATTTGACTTTGTAGTTCAATATCATCTTCTATTAAGTCAAGCTTCTTGTCTAAAGATTTAAAGAATACAGATGATTTAGCTAACCTTTTAACAGCACCTCTAATAGAATCACCTCTATACTCATTATTTAAACCAACTTCTCCGTATGATTCTGTATCCCACAGATTGTTGAGAAGATTATTCCAAACCTCTCCAAATGAATAAAACTCAGGACTACCAAATACAGGTTCAACATCGTAGATAAACTCTGGTTCTCCAGTAAACTCATCTATTTCAATATGAGCTTTCTTTATCTAACCTAAGAATAGCTTAGCTCTTGCTGCAATATTATCCTTTTTACTTATAGTCATTGCGTCTCTATCAAAAGAGTTTTCAGACTTCTTACCAACATCTTGGTCCGATTGGTCAACACTCTCTTCTTTTTGAGTCTATTCAATTTTAAATGCGTCTTCTTTAATTTGTATAGAATACTGCTTTAATATATTGTTAATAATCATTATAAACGCCTCTGGATTATCAGCTATAGATTTAGCCATAGCTTGTGCAGATGGGTCTTGTGAGAATGTTGTGCTCTTTATACTCTTTAAAAACTCATCTATATCCTTATAACTAATCCTATTTATACTTTCTATAGTATCTAAAGAATAATCGTATAATAGCTTATTTGCAAGGCTTGTAGCGGTCTAAAAGAACTTCTACCTAGTATCAATACCACTCAACTTATTTAGGGCATTCTAATCGACTCCAGGGATATGGAAATCTTTACTAGCAGCACCACTAGAATATGCTTTCTTAAACGTTTCTAAAGACTCTTTATCTATTTTTATTGACTTATATTTACCAGAGTTTATATCATTAAATACATTATACATTACGTATCTATTATTAAACAGCCCAGTAAATTTAAGTATATTATCAAAAGCTCTCTTTATAGTACCAGTTATACCTTTTTGATTCTGGAGCTCAGCATATCTTCTAAAGTCTTCAGCAATTAACTCTTCAATTTGTTTATAAGTGTAGTTTTCGTAACCTTTATGAGCTTTTACATATCTATCGTATATAGCGGCTCTTTGATATTTGTTATGTAATAATAGGTTTACGTAGTGCCATGCTTCATGATATTGTATACCACGACCAGCTTTATTACTCAACATAAATACAGGGTTATCTCCATTGCTCAATATTCCAGATACTACTGTCATTAAACCAAATACATCTTCGTCAGATGCACTTTTCATAACACCATTTATGACAATAACGTTACCCTTTTCTATTCCGAGCTTTTCAGATAACCATTCTCTAGATTCGTCAATACTCATCTATCCTTGCTGTTCTTCTGTTGAGAATACACCAGAGTATGTATTTGTTCTACTTAAAAGTTCATCAGCTGTTGTAAAGAATAACATACCTTTACCGTCTTTATAGATAACAACCTGTGGTACAACTGTATTCTTACTAATGCTTTTAACATATCTAGCTATAGACTTTTCATCAACCTCAATGTTGTTAATATCAAGTTTAATACCAGTCTCTTTTTCATATTGGTCTATGTACGCTTCAAGTTTAGATAAAACTATAGATTTGTAATCTTTAGCATAATTAGACATCTTCTCTTCAGCAGAATCTCCGTGTATCTTTAAATCAGATTTATCTATATCAAGTATAAGTAAGTCTGTAATACCACCATGTTCTTCAGCTATAGCATTTAATGCAGATAATCTTTCATCTGCATCTTTTCTATCTTTAGCAAACCATTTATCAACCTCACTTCTCTTAACGCCAAATTTATCTTTAATTCTTTCAATCTTAGACTTTTCAGTTCTAGCACCCCAATTTGCAGCTGTTTTAGGATTAACTGTAACAGTGCCAGCCTTTTTATCGGCTTCAGTTTGTTCAACCTTTTGTTTTACTTCCTAAACAGCTTTCTTGCTTTCGCTAGCTTGTACACCAGAAGCGTAAACAAAAGGAGCTTGGAATATACCGTCTCTGCTTGTTGTAGTTAATAACCTACCAGTCTTTATCATCCATGATATGACATTAACACGGTTGTATTTCAACTAACCATTAGATTCATCAAACAAATCAGACTTATTGAAAGTTAACTACTCTAATCCACATATTGAGAATTTAGTTTCTTTCTTATTATTCTAAAAGAAATTCTTAAGAGTGTTTATAATATCAAATGGAAATTCATCCATCATCGCCTCAACACTTGTGTTCCAGTGCATATTATCAGTAATATGAAGAACAACTCGCTTTCTTGTCTCAGATTCATTTTCTGAGAATAGTGTAGCAAGAGGTATATATTCAACCTTTCTCTAACCATCTTCTTTTGTAACAATCTGAAGTGAAGCTGTACCATGATTATCAACAACAGCTAACTGCTTGTCGGCTAAGAATGGCTGTTTGTTAATAGATGCTTGAGTGTTACTCATCTTTTTAACAGTATTCTCACCATTGTTAATTATCAAATCGGCAAACTGTCTCATTATATCTACTGTAGCACCAGGTATATACTTTTGATTTAATTTACCACAAATCATATACAAAAGAACCTCTGCGGCTGTTGGTTTGGCTTGTGTGTTAAGTTCACCAGTAGTTGGGTTTATTGATAATTGTAAATTTTCGCTTGTTATAGCTTTACCAGAATCAGTTGTATTGAATCTTTGTTCGCTTAGTGATACTGGAACTCTTTGTGTACTACCAGAAGGACCTTCAACTAATATATATACAGTACCAGAATAACCAGTACCAGTATAAATAGCATCTGAATCATTTAAACCTAATATAGCATACTGTATATCTCCAAACTTACCAGTACCATAACCAAATACAAGTTCTTTATCTTTAACTTGTTTATCTATTTCTTTTATATCTGTAGGTATACCAAATTCATTATTCTGTTCAGCAATAGAATGAAATTCTTCTCCTTTTGTTATAGAACCATTTGATATTCTTGGTGTTGTTGGGACTACATCAGTTCTTATTTTATTTGGTATAATATACTTACCATCAACCTTTTCGCAATAAGCTTCAATAATCTAATCTCTGGATGTTATTAAGTTTTGTATCTATTCTTCAATTTGCTCATCTGTTAATACGCCTTTACCATTACTCTTCTTTGCAATAACTCTAGCTTTATAGTCTATATAACTTTTAATTTTACCTTCGTTACCTTCGTCTGATAAATGTTCATACCAATCCTTAGCTTCTTTATACCAATGTTTTAAAGCTGCATTGTAAGCTTCGTCTGTATTATAATTACTACGTTGTGGTCTAGCTTTAACATTAAGACTGTAATAATCTTCTCTAGATGAAATTTGAGCCTGTGGTAACAACTCTTTATCAACACCAATCATTTGAAGTTGATGTTTAAGTTTACCAATACCATCTTCTCTTCTAACAAAGCCCTAACTATCTGTATATGTATAGTTAGATGGTGTTTTCATCGTTGTTATATACGTAGACTTGCCAGCCTCATCTTCAATAACTAACGATACAGTGAATGAGTTTTTATCACTTCCATTTTTACCAGAAACAACATAATATTTCTTTGTAGATTCAAACCAGCCTTTTTGTGTAAGCTTCTTACTCAACTCTGAGTTTGATTTTATAGGGTATTTAAATTTAAGCTGAGTACCATCTACTGACAAGTTTATAATATCTGTTGATGTATTATTGTAGAAGAATGTTGCTGCTAATAAGTTTCTATAAACATCTTCTTTATTATCAATCAATCTATTATCTATTCGTATATCATCAAGACTTACATTCTCATCACCTAATGGTTCTGGTGTATATGAATCATCCATATCATCTATAACCAACTCACCATCTGCTTCAGCTCCATTAACCTATAACTCGCCATCATTATCCAAGTCGTCATGATTGTAAGATTCATCAGGTTGTTTGTCTGGTTGAGTATCATTATCGTTCTAATCCTGTGGTCTAGATTCAGCTACATCTTCTGTACGAGACCTTTTAACAGCAATCTTATCGGCTAATACTTTATAGATTTTACCAGTAAGCGCATCTTCTATATGATGACCTTCTATTAAAGTATCTGATAACTTCTTGATAATTGTAAATCTTTGTGAGTCATAATCTTCATCTTGAGGAACAAACTCTTCAGGCATATTAAACCCAGTATTTTCTATATTCAATGGGACAGGTTGACCAGATTCATCTAAATATTTTATTTCGACAACTCCTTTTGAATTTGATACGACAACACTTACAACTCCAGAATAAAAACCATCTTTAACAGTAAATCTAATTAAAGTGGTATTATTAGGTATATTGAATATATCCTTTATAGTTTTAAATTCATCCAGTTTCTTCTGTATTTCTTTCTGTACATCTTCAATGTTGTCAGCGTGTATTAACTTTATATCCTTTTTAGGTCTTTCGCTTTCTTCGCCAAAAAGAGTTCTTTTTAAATCTCTTTGAGCGTCTGAAAGGTGTTCATTTCCAGTAGTATTAGTACCACTGTTAGTATCGTTATCGCTATTGTCAAGATTATTATCAAGACCGTCATTATTATTCTATTCGCCTTGAATGACGTCAGCGTCATTTAAATCTTTACCTTCTCCTTGTAAGTCGTCATCATAACCATTATCAGTCTACTTACCTTGAATTTCATTAAGATTAGGTTCACTCTCTTCATACTGAGACGAATCCATACCATCATCATTATTGTTAAGAATAACACTGTCTTCTTCAATCTATCTACCAGCTAATTGGTCTATTACATCTCTTACAGATGGGTCTTCATTATCTGTATTTAGGTTATCAATATCATCGTTAGTAATACCACCTTCTTCTAAGAATCTCTTATGAACTACAAGTTTACGGTTGTGCTTTTCATTAACTCTACTTTGTATTACAAGTTTAGCTGCTTCTTTAGCCAACTCCCTATACTCGTCTATTAACTTAATTCTTTCAGCTGGTGTTAAATCTAAATCTTCATTCTGAAGTTTATCAGAAATCTATTTTCCTAATTGTTTTAATTGATTAAATCTATATGCGTTTTTAGATTGTTCTTTTAAATACGCTCTTTTAAAGAAATCGTCTGACTATTGAGAAACGTCATTGTTGTTTTTATTTTCATCATCTATAACCTTTCTCTTATAAGCTTCTTTCTCCTTTACGGTTAAATCATTCCAGTTAACTCCGTATGAATATGTTAAAGATTGGTCTAAATCAGAAAGACCTTCAGTATAAGCTTGATATATTGGGCTTAATGATTTAAGAGTAGCTTCATTAAAAGCGTTGATTTGGTATAACTTCTGCAATTCATCAGCCTAATCAACTTGAGAATAGTTTGATACAATATCTTTAATAGTTAAACGTTTATGCTTTTTAATCTATTTATTAGGATTATTTTTATTATATTCATCAATTAACTTATTTTTAGCATCTATCTAATCATTAACCTCTTTCAACAGCTTTTTACCATATTCTTTTTGATTCTTTATATCTTTACTGAGGTTTCTAATAATACCACCAAGTTTACTAACATCTATATCTGTGCCAGTTTCTTCTCTTATTAATCTATTCATCTAATCCTGTTGCTTAAGTTGATTAAGCAATTGGGTTTTTGAATCCATAATAAGATTAGAGAATATTAAGTTTATTCTATTCTTAATATAGTCCTCTTCAGTTGTAAGCTTGTCATCTAATTTAGCTTCAGCAATAGACCTAGCTTCTTCTTTTATATACTTCTATAAAGTATTGTTATCAACGTCATCTTCATATTGACTAAGTACAGTTTGTCTAGCTTCGTCTAATATAGAAGAATCTTTACTTATAATATTATCTATTTGAGAATCTCTAGATTTTTTATATTCTGAATAATCTAACAATATTGATTTACGCAATCTCTTTGCAAGTTCAGACATATTATTCTCATCACCAGTAAGCTCCTATATTATTTTTTGCTATAATGTTTCTGTATCTTTAACATTATCCTTGTGTAGTTTCTCAAGGTCTTCAAAATCAATAATAGTCTTAACTGCGTCTTGTACGATATTTCTATGTTCAAATGTATCCTCCATAGAATCAACTCCAAGTATTTCATGCAATCTCTTATTATTAATTACATGATTTGTTGTATTAAGTAGTCTTATATCGTCATCTATAAACTGATTATCAACAAGGTCTCCTTTAAACTTCTTCATTTCGTTTAAAGATTCTTTTATCCTACCTACAGAGTTACCCTTCATTAAAGATTTAAAGAATAAACCAACATGGTCATCATCTTGTTCTGCTGCATAATTACTAGCAACAAGTTCGTTTATTATATTATCGGCGTTTAGTTGAGATTTTAACCCTCTAACATTATCTGGATTAAGTCCCATCTTCTATATAACTCTTGTTGGTAATAGATTTGTCATTGAAGACATTCCTTGACTTGTTAACATACTAGCCACAAAACCAGTATTCATCGCTTTTCTTAACTCGTCTGTACCATTATCAGGGTCTCCGAAGTTTAATCCAAAATATCCAGCAACTGCACCAATACCAAGTCTAACATCACTTAACAAAGAGTTTATGTTAAAGTTACTTCTTTCACTATTATAATTATCATACTCACCTCTCTAGTATCTTTGTTGTAATAAGTGTTGTTGACCTTCTTCTATACCTTCCAAAATACCGGTAGTCGTAATCTGACCAGCTTTTCTTTTTAAGAAGTCTAAGACGTGTGCTGTTTTTACTTTCTTAAGCATAGCTTCAGCACCTTCACCAAAAGCTTTATCTATAAGGTTATCAGTTATTGTTCTTGCAGCTCTATTTGCATTCTGTGCTATAAATCTATCAGCAACTTCTTCAGTAACACCTTTACCATATTTTAGGTATTGTTTGAATATTTTATTCTTTACACCACCTAAAATAGATTTAGCGGCTACTTTACCACCAAAGTTTAAGAATGGTATAACTTCCAAGTAATCCATTGTTGATAGAGTCATGTTATCATTATAAACTCTATCAAGTCCATTTTTAGCAAGTTGTCTTTCTTCTTCAAACTGTTTAGAATCTGACTTTATGTTATACGCAAGAGCTAGCTACATTCTATCAGTGTCATTTAATCTACTGGTATCTATACCCATAAGTTTAGCGTGTTCGTCAACTTTCTTATTTAAATCTGCCAAACTTATCTTATTATTGTAGGCATACTGTATAAGTCTACTAGAGTATGCATCCATAACTTCAGATGAACTCTCATCTTTTCTCATTAAATTAGCTAAGTATAAACCACCACCAACACCTACAGCTGTACTTACACCTTTCGCTAATGCAGCTTCCCAACCTCCAAGAGATGCTATAATAGCATTAGCAACTAATTGATTTCCAGCTTGGAATGCCATTTGACCAAACATATTTTGAGCCATGGAGAATGAAGAACCAGTATCTACAACATTATATGCCCAGTTTTTAGGGTTAAAAATTATACTTAATAAGCTAGAGTTATTATTTTCATAACCACTTTTAAACTTCTAATCTATCTTTTTTGGGTCGAAATACCACGTACCGTTTTTGTAATTTTTTACAGACTCTTTTGTTCTGTAATCATACACATCTATTTCATGTTCTAGGTCATTTCTCTTCTTCCAATAGTTACTCTCTATATCATCAATATAACCTTGTATGTCTTTATTGTCTTTAAACGACTTAAAGTATTCTTTTGTTAAATTATCATGTTCTCCAAAACCGCTAGAATTTCTAATAGCTCTCTTCATTCTATCACTATCATCAAATCCACCTATAACGGACGCTAAGTCTTGTGAAACGTTGCTGAGTGCATCAGAGAAGAATTTAGCAGCTTTTTCAAATATATTTAATTTTTTATGAGAATTAGGGTTATTGTCTTCTCTATCACCTAAAGATAGATTACGCATCTATAATTTATTATCAAGTGAATGTGATTTAGAATCATCATAGAATAAGTCTAATAAAGCGTTTGAGTTCCTACTCTATGCCCTAATCATGGACTCCATTTCCAATAACTTCTTTTCAGCTTGTTTAACTCTATACCCATCAGTTAACAAACCACCTCTATTGTAATCATCTAACGCACTCTTGTAATCTTTTAACAATTCAATATAATCTTCTGCATATTTATTTATATCGTCTAACTAATCCTTAGTGTGCATTAGATTTTCTTCATTCTTAGAAGCGTCAACCATCAATCTTTGTTCATTCCACAATCTCCATGTATCTGGACTAAATACTTTAGCTAAACCTTCCATAGGTGGAGCTATTACCTTATCTGGTATAAAGTTTATAATCTTACTAAACCAGCCAGGTTCTTCTTGTATTGGCATTAAATACTAGTCGTATTTAGTAACAGATGGTGCATTGTATATACTAGTTACATCACCAGATATAGTTCCGTTGTTATACGGCTCGGAAAAGGCAGATTCCTACGCTCTACTATTAGCGTCGAAATTAGCCCTCCATGCAGCCGCCTACGGAGATGTATAAGATTGGCTTTTACCACCTTTTCCTTTGTTTCCGTATTTCATATATTATAAATTATTTTTGTGAAGAATTATATTGTCTTTCAAGTTCTCTCTTAGAAGCTTCGCTACCTCCAAACATTATCTTATCGTAAGAAGAGTCTATTTGACCATATGTTTGCCCTTTATTATTATCAATTTGTTTAGATATAGGTATTTCTGCAAAACCTCCACCATAAGTTGTTGTACCATTTCTATCCATTACTCTAATACCAAGTTTTTTAACAACACTATATCTATTTGAACCAATACTATTTGCAAATTTATCTATAACGTCAATAGGGATAGATACTTTACCAACAATGTCTATTGATTGACTTTTACCTCTATTTGGAACTGTTATAGCACCAAGTCCAGAGTTAGATACAATCCATCCATTAACACCATTATTCTTTAAGAATTTATTAAATTTAACGCTAAGGCTACCATTTGTTAATCCAACTCCAGAAGCTACAGCATTAGCTCTAACGGGTCCATAATAAACACCTCTATCTGAGAAGTTTACAACTGGATGTGCTAATCCATATGAATATTTACCATTAGCATCTTTAAATGCGTATTTACTTGTATTACCAGAACTTAAGATGTCTTTTAATACATTGGCATGTTGTGCTGTTGGTGGTGTATATGCACCATTGTAGTATTTAAGATTTACATTTTGCATCTGGTCATTACCAAATGTCTTTCCGGCATATAAAGCCTTATCTGTATATGCTATAGCATTAGTAAATCTACTTGTTACATTTCCATTCTAATCAATAAGGCCATTTTGAACAGCACCACCTAATCCTTTAGCTGCCGCAGTATTCCACCAATTCATGTGTTTTACGGCATTGTTGTAAGCTTTCTTTTGATTGTCATTGAGTTTGTTATATCTAGCTCTCCAACCAGCTTGCTCATTCTTGTCAATCTTACCATCATTGTTAACATCAGCCTTAGGTAGTATATTAAATGCTTTATTTTGCCAGTATTTAGAAACTTTAATAGTGTTCTTATAGAAGTTATTTGGACCAGCTATATTATCAGACTTATTATTATTAGACTGCTCTATTATTTGCTGTGTGAATGATATAGGTATTTGAGCTTGGTTATTTTTAAGCGCTGGATTACCACTTCCATCTGGAGTAGAATTTGATAACCTCCATTGTAACCACGCCATCTCTCTCTGTTTAGCTGCATTAAATGCTGCCATTTCCCTATCGTGAGCAAAGCCTTCTCTACGAGCTTGTGTTTGATACGCTTGTTGTTTATCAAGCATAGCGTATTGATTAACCTGCTCTATAGGTTTAATTTTATATTCATCATTAGCAGCAGCAACATTCTACTGTAATCTAGATTCTATTTGTTCGTTAGTTGGCTTTTCAATACCTTCTGATAACAATTGGTTCTTTGCTACATTTCTATAATAATCAGCTATTTGAGAACCGTTCCATCCTGGAGTATTTTTAGCAGCAATATTAAGTAAGTCGTTCTTTGTGAATCCTGTATAATTATATCTTTTATCATACTTAACACCAAAACCTTCAACTTCTTTTTGTGTAAGTGAATGAGGTGTTCTATTATTATACCAATTCTCTGTAGCTTCTTTTAATGTCATAAACTATGATGGAGCTTGTCTTGTCCAAATACCATCTCTAAGAGTATCCCAATCTTCAATAGTCTTACCACCATTGACAAAGTCTTCATAGTCTTTATTATACCTACCTTGAGCTTCAAGAACACCCCTATTTTTGAGATATTCTTGAGCTGTTTTAGAAGCCATCTTTAGTTTGTTTATTTCTCCAATAGGAGCGTTGTTAATTCTCCTTGATATAATGGCTCTACCTTCGGCAGACCTAAGTGGGTCGATTCCTCTAGCATATAAGTCTTCTATGGTATCTCTCATACCCTAAGTAACATTGGTTGTATACCAATCCATATCTTTCTGTATAGGACTATAGAAATCTCCATACTCCCTTTTAAATTCCTTCATTTCATCTACACCTCGCTGATACATATCTCTTGCAGCGTTTATAGATGCCAGCATTATCTGAGAATCATATAAATCTCTAACTGGGAGCTGGACCCACTAATCTCTCGAGTAAACCATATTTTAAATAATTATTGCCAATTTAACCATCTTGGGTCTGGGTTTGTAAAATCAATATACTGTGGAACGTATGTTGCATAAGGTATAACTACATCATTTGTAACTCCAGTTGGTCTTACAGTACCAGGTTTTATTTTAGTTGTTTTATTACTATTAGGATTGTAGTTCTTAATGTATGTCATAAGTTTAGTAGGCTCCTTTTGTCCAAAAATACTATTATTAACACCAGTATTTAAACTCATTGTTGGTACAAATTTATAAGGACTATTGTTACTATTAATACCATTCATAAAGTTATAATACTTTGAATAAGAGAATGGTCTATCATTATTATCAGGTATATTATCACCGTTGTTGCCAGCATTAAACTTATCTCTATCTAAATCTACTTGTTGCTGATATAATCCAAGCATTCCGTTACCAGTCTTACGCTTATATTCATTTGCTGCGTATTGCTGTAAGTAATCCATAAAGTTACGGATACCCATTTGCATACCTTGTTGTCTTGCTGCGTGTGCTTGTGATGCGTATTCTGTGTTATACTGATTAGCTTGTTGTCTACGTTGAGCTAATGCATTACCAGCATTAAGTGCGGCTTCAGCCCACTTACCTCTATACTGATTATTAACTTCTTGTGCTTTTTGTATCACATCCGCTATATTACTTTGAGTACCTAATCCCATAGCAACATTAGCTAAATACTTCTAAGAGCCACTTAAACCACCAGCTCTATTAATTGCATATCTATTAATTCTATCTTGCTTATATACGTCTTGTATTGCTTTATATGGGTTTACGTTCAGCTTTGACATTTCGTTCAATGCAGCAGTTTCGTATGGGTTACCAGCGTATACATCGGGAGTGTGTATCTTCTACCCTCTTGCATCAAAATATTGACCAAGACTTGTAAGCATTCCAAGACCCATCGGTACAGCATTACTATACCAGCTCATTGGTTCTATATAACCATACGTATTATTCTTACCTTTTGCATATCCAGGCATATTATAGTTATTTTGCATTTCTTGTTGACTATGTTGAAGAGCTTGTTGCTCTGATAAATCTTTAAGTTTTTGAACGATAGGTTCTTTTAATTTATTTACTTGTTGCTGTTGTAGCTCATCACTCTGTTTACCTATAGTTCCTCTAAGTTTATTTATAGAACTATTTGTTCTATTTTCATACTTCTTATTAATCTTTTCAAGTGCTTGTGTGTATGGTAAAGATTGGTCTCTAAATGTCATTCCGTTTCTCCAATCTATATCTTGACCTAGAACAATTGTACTATCGTTTAAGTTTGCTAGATTTGTATCTTGTCCTAACTTACCATCTTTAACAACATGTCCAGTTGTTTTACTTGTATCATCTATATTATCTATAATACTTTCTCCAGCAGCGACTCTAGCATTAGGTGTAGTATTAACTTTTCCTTGTGATGTGTACACATTAGTTTTTGTATTAATACCATTAGCAGAATAACCTTTATCCTTACCACGCTTAGCGTACAATACATCATCTTGAGTTGTACCGTTTGTATTATAATAATCATTAATTATATAGTCAGATTGTGATGAACTCTGATTATAGTTATTTGTTGCTTCTGCGTCTTTTTTTGCCAGTTCTAATCTTCTAAGCATTTTACGCTTTCTTTTAGCACCACCAAACAAACCACCTATAAGACCTCCTAAAGCACCTACGGCACCACCAATCAACCCTCCAACTGGTCCAGCAACACTTCCAATAGTTGAACCCAATGCAGCTCCAGACCCAACAGTCTTCATTGTATTATTTTGACTCTATCTTCTAAGTTCTGTTAGCTAAGCCCCTCTATCTATATCATTTATTCTCTGATATCCAAAACCTATACCATTTGAATACGATGTTCCAGTTTCGTCAAGTATATCATTTACACTCTTAACACCACCAAATGCATTACCCAAATCTCCAGCGAATTGTATTCCTGAAGACATAATATTACTTGCGTTATCTCCTAGTTTATTAACAACACCTTTAATATTAGAGTTTTTTCCATTTACAGGTCTATACTATCCATCTATATTGTAATAATCATTTGTATCTCCATACATATTACGCCTTGATGCGTACCATGGTAAATATGATGTGCCATATACAAATCCAGGAAGATACTATATAGGCATTCTCATTCTTCTTCTATAATTTAACTCCATAAAGCTCTATATTTAGTTGTTATGTATTGTATAATAATATTATCAGCTATGTTATTTTTAATATCACATTCCATAGACTTACCTCTCATTCTATTTCCATATAAGCCTACATTAGAAGCTCTAGGAATTGCAGCTCTATAATCATAATATCTCTATGATATATCTTTAGGAGTTAATTCATTGGATACCTAACCTTGAGTTGCGAATGTTTCTTTTATGTTATCTTTAAATTCTAGACTCCCATTAAATATTATATTATCAAATACTTTAACCTATTGATAATACTCATTAATTACATACTTTAGCTAGAACTCTTTAATAGTGTTAGTGTTGTCGTTATGTCTAATATTACCACTTTTATCAAACTCTACCAAACTATCATTACCATTAACTATGATATTCCTATCAAAATAGTTAATACTATCAACGTTTGCAGATATTGTATATACAGAATGAAACAATTGAGTCTCATCATTATAAACAAGAACTCTACTATCTCCATTCCAAAACATAACTTCATTATACTTTGAATTGTATAATATTTTCTTTGGTTTCGGAGATTCTAGTCTAACGTCATACATACCTTCCTCTGTTGCTTTTTGAACACCTTTGATTCTAGATATTATACTATAAGAATTACCGCCAGAATACTGGCAATATTCTTTATTATCATAATCAATCCAATACAAAGCTGTGTTAGTAACAATGTCTGAGAAGTTACCATCTTCCATTCCATTTGTAGTTGATATGTAATCATATCTATCAAGAACTCCTCCTGAACCAAGTAATAGCTAATTGCTATTATTATCTGTTAACGTTGTTCTTTCATTTACAGAAAGTAATCCAAACGCTCTCTCTTGAAAGAATATCAAACTATTCTTAAAAGTCTTAAGCTCTGTTATCTTTCCATAATCTGGAGATACATCTATATAGTTTGCAGCTAAGAACGTTGTCCAAGAATCTTGTAGTTCTCCGTTTTCTTTCTTATTAGAGTATCTACATCTATAATCGAAATGCGAGTCATCTTTATTTAGTAAAGACAATTTAATAGTATTCATCTATAATTTATAATCAGAGCTATATACTGTATTGTAAATAAACTGAGGTTTATCTTGAGCTGGATTATCTAATATTCTACCAGGTTCTTCTTGAACCCAAGATATATTATCTTCTGAGTTGTTATTAATAAACTGAACTCCTGATGTGTACATTAGATTTATACTAGTTTCTACTGGTATATAATTGACTATAACTGTTGTTAAAGGTCCATGTAGTTCTTTAAACGCAAACTTATGCAATGATACATATTCAAATGGACATATATAAGTATCACCATCAAACACTTCGGCTATATTTTCAATAGCTGGATTATATCTATAAACATCCGAATAGCTGTAATATAAACTATTCTCTATACTGTGTTTTTCATAACCTCCATAAGGAATACATTCTTTAACTATATTACATAAATAAGTACCTTGTGTTGTAAATGAATATATATTATTTTCATTCTAAACTCCATAACTCTCATTTGTATTAAAGTATACACGATTAAACTTTGGAGCGTTTATAGTATAATCATCAGCTGGATTACTAAATTTTTCACTACTATATTCTAATGAGTGTAATCCCGGTTGAATATTACCACTATCGTCTAAAATAGCAGATTGTATAACTTTAGAACCAATTGTATCTGTTAATTGATATGTCTATGAATTTAATTGGTCTGTATTTGATTTTTTCCATTTGTTATTCAACTGTATTAATAATCCAGATGAACCTGGTCCAATTAAATTTGAACACATGTAAGTTACATCATTACCCTTAAGGAACCATATATTTAACTATTCTACATTAATATCATACATACCTCCCATAACCCAATTACAGAATTGATAAGTACCGATAACATTTATCTAATCTATATATTTCAGAGATGGTTTACCTTTAGAATCAAGTGTACCAAAGTTATTCCATTTTTCTCCTTTTATAAATTTAGAGTTTACTATCTCGCATATATTATCAGAACCTTGCGTTACAGTACCGTATGTATATATTTTATTATTATGCTCATATGTTATATTATCAACAAATCCTTTCCTGTGTGGAAGCATTGTTACAGCTGATGCTTGATTATAATATTTAAATATAAGTTTAGATGTCTTTAATTTATCAACAACCATTTCTACATCACCTTCATAATACGGACTCTCTCCACCACCATTTTTCTTTATATCTAAATTATACGCAAGTTTAAAAGTAGTATAATCTGAATAGTTATCATATATTTTAGCATTTCTCTCAAATCCATTATAATCTATACTTTTTGGAGTATCGGTACTATGGTTCATTTGTAACAATGGATATTCTTGATTTTCAGCAAACCATTTATCATTTCTCTTTTCAAATGATGAATTTGAGAATAGATACTTAAGTGTATTTATATTAACATTAGAACCTTTTATAACATCCATTACAGTTGTAGGTGTAAATGAAAACTCTGGCGATAAGAATTGATATAATGAATCGTTGAGCATATTTGTAGCACATGGAAGTTCATTGTTGGTAAATGATATATCATTCAACTAGTTTTTAAAACTTGATGATGTTATAAATTTATTTGTAGATAATATAAAGTTTGGAGTGTGTGGATAGTTTTTATTAGATTTATGTTCATACTTTTTAACTGGTCTAGAAACAACACCCTAAGATACTATAGATATATCATTAACAGTTCTATTGCATCTAACTATTTCGTATTGAGCTATATCGTATTTATCTAAATCATGTAGTTTAAACTCAACACCAAGAACGTTAACTCCAAGCTCTGTATTTATTCCACCAGCTTCAAATGTATTAAACCCGTTTATATATAAACCAGGTACTCTAATGTCAGTAATCCATTTTACATTACTTTTATTACCATTGCTATCTGTAAATATAATACCATATCTATACAGTTCACCTCTTCTTAAAGATTTTAGATTTGATGCTACTATTGGGTCATTATAAGATGCATTCTTATATAGATAGCTATTCTTTATTTTACCAGCATCTACAAATTCTCCATGAGAGTTTATATAGTATTTTTTAAAAGCTCCATTTGAAGTATTGCTATAACCCTTAACAGGTATTTTTGTACTATTGTTTAATTTAATTTTCTTAGGGTCTATTAATTGGTCTATTTGCCCAACACGTAAGTCTAATATATTAGAAGATGAATCGTTAAATGTAGTACTTATATTAGCGTCTGCGTTACCATCTCCAGAAATCTATGTTACAACAAATCTCCAGTCTATATGTTTACCAGCACCTCCGTAATAAACAACTCCATGGTCAGATGGTTGAAATAGATAAGTGTATGCAGAAGAACCTCCATTGTTTCTAATATCTTCCATATAAACGTCTGTATTTACAGACAAGTCACTCATATCATTAATAATATTAAAACAATCTGTTTTCCTTGTAATGTCATCAAATAACTTCCAATTGTCAACTTTTAAATCATCTATAGTTTTACCATCTAGCTAATTTATTCTATCAGAATAATTAGCTGCAAATGCAAAACCTTGTTCAGAGAATCTTAACGATACTGTGTTTATATTATCAAACTTATCAGATACAACAGACTTTTCTTTAATCTATGCTGCAAACAAATAATCATCTTTAGCTTCTATAACTCTAGGTATTATATGTATACCAGATAACGAATTATATTCTTCAACTGTTAACTTACCTAAACTCTAACCACCATAGTCGATATATTCAAATGTACCATCATAATCACCTTCGTATATAATATCAATCTCTGGGTGTTCTCCTATTTTATCATAATGTACTCTGAATATCTTTATAGTATCATGTATGCTATAATCGGAACCAAATCTGAGTTTTATTCCAATATTTGTATTATTACCTTGAACAGCACCATCATACAAATCTAATCCTTTTTTATTTACGATTGGTATAATCTTTGTTAATGGCGATACCTATGTTGAATGTTTATATCTTTGATATAGTTGATAGCTATATTGATTCATACCAGCTTTTAGATTACCGTATGTGATACCAACAACTTTAGGTGGATATAGTATAAAGTTACTATTAGATTCTATCTATTTTATTTTTGTTGGTATATGATTTGGGTCTGGGAATAAATCAATAATCATTATCTAATGTTCGCCATCAGCTAAGTATAGTTTCATATTATCATTATTCTCAACTCTACCAACAATACTATATTGTCTAAATATAGCTTCTAATCCATGTTGTTCTGAATTAAAGTCAGTACACGGTCCAAATATCAAACTTGCTGCATTACTATCGAAATTAACAAACCTACTATTATCTTTTGGAATATCGAACCTATATATATATAAACAATCCTACCCTTCGGGATTCTATTTAGATACAAACAAAATACCATAATCTCTTATCTGGTAAGAACTTACAATAGTACCAAGTTGACCACTCGCTTCATCATATATATGGTCTGGCAATGTTAAACTTTTAAGTTCTCCAGTATTACCATCTCTACCCTAAATAAATCTTAAGTTTTTAGCAAGTCTGTACTAATTTGATTTAATTAAATGGTCTGCTACATCTGTATTCATACCACCATCAAACGAGTTAACTTGCATGTTTTGTTGTTTATTAGAATCCATTGTAGTAATCATTATAAGTTAATTGTTCTTTTCCTATATAATTAAAGAATGTATCATCTCCATCCCAATCTGGGATTAACTTATTCCAATCGTTCTTTATATTCTACATATCATCTGGAGTTGGCATCATAGCTTCAGCATAAGCTTGATTTCTATAATAATTCCATCTATTATGTATATAGTTATATATAGTAATGTTTGCACTCTTTAATTTTCCGCCAAGCTATCCTTTCATAAACTTAGGGAATGACAACTTCATATTAACATACCAGTATATAGCTTCTTTATATGATTCTAAATCTGGTATTAATGGGTATCCTCTCTCGTCTGTAGGTATTGCTTTATATGCAAGCTTGATATACCCATTCTTTTTATTCATTACAACCCAGCCTGGTTTTATAAAGTACTCTGGCTTTTCATAGAAGTCGTCGTTATATAACAAGTCAGAGAAACCTCCAGTGTTTGGTCTATTTATTTGAGCTTGAACTGTTGGCATTTTATGCTACATTCTTTGCTCTTCTGTAATCTATTCTTCCTTTGCTAAGTTTTTATCTTCAAAGTGTACATTCTTTATAGGTTTAGGTTGAGTAGTATTCTACTTCTTAAATATAGAAGTCTAAGTACTACATGGAATCCACGGACCATTTTCTGATGTAGAATAGGCTACCCCATCTAAATGCACTAAGTCTGAAGGCAATGGAATCTAATTATCCTGTAATTTATATACAGGAACTCCATCGGCTCCAGACTGTCTACTGATATACTGCATAGGTGCACCAATCTTATCTATGGCTTCAAATATCCACTCCTTAATATCACTTGTACGCTACCTTACCTCAGAAGAATCTAAATCAGCCATAATCTTAGCTATAACTGATTCACATTTTATATACTTGTATATCATTTATATTTATATAATCTGTTTTGTTAAATATTAATTGAGCCAGTCTTCTTTTATTACGCCTAACAAGACTTAGCTGATATTTGTATCTATCTGGAAATGTCTGAGGTATCTTTGACCAATGTAACCTAAATTTATACCCGTCAGAGTGTTCATTTAAATGATATATACGTTTCCCAATATCTTTACTGGCTTTATAATCAACAGATAATGATTTATCTGTGTAAGTTTTAGGTTTATATTTACCAACTTGTATATAACCTAGCCCAAAAGGCATTTTAAAGCCGTCTGAGCCGTCTAATACGCACTATAGTATAATATTACCCATTTCGCTTAATATGCGCTTATACGCGTCGTATGGCACGTCTATGGGCAAATCTTTATACATATCTCTATATGTTATTGAGTTCTTATTCCTCATCGTCTTGTGGTCCATGTGGTTTAACGCTTGCTAATGTAGAGTTGTTGCTATCATCGCTAGGTCTACCTAACATAAATGGTAATTCTTTACTCATAATCATTTGCTTTATTGGCGGTAACATCCACGCTGGTAATTTAATATCATCTTCTGTTTGTTTATCCCAATCATCGTCATTTTCATCTTCGTATATAGCTAGAACCCATATATTCTTAAGCATGTTATTATCTTGTGTTCCTTGAACATAAATATAACCATCTTTATAGAATGCTGTAAGTTCTCCGCCTGTGTATTTACGATGATAGTTATAATGACGACGTATGTGATTCATGTATTGTATATTTTCTCCTTGCTGGTCGTGTATAGCAAGAATACTATCTTCATTGTCGTTATATATACCTTCTAATTTATCAATAGTCTTTTTTGTATATATTGCTAAATTATCTAAAGAAGGAACATCTTCTAACTTGTGAGGTCCAGTTTCCTTCTTATATATATCGTCTGAAGCTGCTAATAAATCATCAATAGTTTCAGACTGAGCTTTAATCTTATCAAGACGCTCTTTAGTAAAGTATTTCTTATATTCCTTTACCCAATTTCTAATCTATTCTCTTGATAAGTCTTCACTCTCACTTATATTATTATTACGAACTAGAAGTAATATATCGTCTACAAACTATCTAAGTGTTATATATGTCATATTACTTATCTGTTGATTCTATTACTCTAACATCTGAAGTTTTAAGTAAGTCATTAGTATTAACTATTTCATACTTATAAACATTTACTTTCTTAAAGTCTAGAGTAAATAGACGTTTAATAAAACTCTTCTTATTCTTATACTATCTCTTTTTGTATACAAATAAATACTGTTGATTCTTAACATCTAAGTTAATACTAACAGTATCTTTTCCAATAGTATAAGCTACTTTAGTTAGGTTATTATATTGTATAGTGTCATTATATATACTATCTCTAAGTATAGTCTTAACTATATCCTACCCACTAACCCCCTTACTTGCTGTAACGTAAATAGTCTATGTTTGAGTTGCGACTGTATTTATAACCTTAGGTTTAATCTTTAACTCCTTTCTAACGCTATCTATCTACTATACAAGCTTATCGTTTACATTGCGTAACTAAGACATATCTAATTTTAAAACGTTATTAGCCTACTCGGAACCATTTAATATATTCTGGTAGGCTTCAACGTTATTATTAGCTATTTCTAGGCTCTCTGAGAGGCGTTTATTCCTGTTGTATAGATTTATACTAACAAAGGTGAGAACGCCTATCAGAACGCCAATAAATGCCTTATACGCGATTCTTTTGTTTTTTAGCACTAGGCTAATCATCATCGCTAAGTTCATTTTCTGTTATATTGTTTACAATACCGTTATCAGTTAACATTGCTCTTATCTCTCCAACCTTAGTATTTACATATGCTGATACACCGAATATACTTCCAGCATATACAAACGTTTGTGCAATATACCATAATATACTATCTTCTATATTATGTTGGTTTAAAAAGAAAGATAAAAATGCTAGTGTTATACCACTTATTATTGACATAGTGGCGGTTGAATATTGTACTAAATCTTTGTGATGCCTTTTCATGATATTTCTATTGTTACTTTTCCTTTTTTACAAGCATCTCGTATAATCGGGTATAGTTTATCAACAAATGGTTTTGAGTTGATAACCTTTCCAGTAACCTTGTTCTATCCAAGTAAGATACATCCTTCTGAATCGTTTGCTGTGTTTCCAGCATGTATCAATACACCACTAAATGAATTAACGTTTAATAGTCTTGGGGTGTATCTTTTAAACCTTGGAGAATAAGCCCACACTACTTCATACTTACCGTATGGAATAGCGGTTTTTCCTTTAATCTTTGTCTCTCCGTTATCGAAGACACCGTTCTTATTTAAATCTCTAACTTTATCCTCAATAGTGTCACAAAAGTATTCACCATCAATATAAAGCTTTCCTATTGTATATGTATCGCGTAGAGCAATACGTTTAAGCTCTAGTTTCATATAATTAAGTTTTATAGGATTATCTAATATAATCCTTTAATATAAACTGTTCACCTTTATCTATAGTCATCGTTCTAAGATTATTAGAACCCCATCCTGGTTGATATAATGTTACAACTATAACAACTCTATATCTACCTAATGTTTTCTAATCTTGAGCTGGGAAATACATCTCAATCTCATTCTTATTAGCTGTAACTCTAGAAGGTGCTAAATATTCTTTTGGTATAATCTTAAACTGTTTAGACCTTACACCAAATCCATTATAAGATGGAAAGAAGTGATAATCATCAATTGGACCAAACATACCACCATTAAATACTTGTTGATTATATGGTAGCCAGTTATAGCTAAATCTACCAGTATAGTTCAAATCGTACTCTGTTGGTGAATAATATTGTGGGTATCCAAAGTTATCTAAATTAACATATGCTTCTTCATCCATATTCATAACATAGCATCTAAGTTGTTTGATTGCAGTGTTATCAAAATCAGATAATTCATCTAATGTAAAGGTTAGTTTAATATCAGTACCTATTGTATATTTTGGTGTTTCCATTTACATTTTGTATTATAACAAAAAAGCTGAAGTAGGGCTAAGCCCAACCCCAGCTAGATTGTGTGTTAGTTAAAATTAAAGCTTAATTGAAGCTACTGATTCATTAACATCAGCAGGAACAAAAGCTGCAAGAGCTGTCTTAATAGCAGCACCTTTACCTTCTATTGGGTAAATCTCTACAGACTGTTTAGCAATTCTGTGGAGGTCGTCAGCAGAACGATACATGTTCTCAAATTGGAGAGTAATAGCATCATACTTACCATCAAGCTTAACATTCAATTCAGGAAGGTTAGCTTCAATAAGAGTACCATTACCACGATTAAGAATACCATCGTAACCCATAGCAGCAGCTTCACGGTCACGTACATACTTAGCAGATGCTGTATAAACCTTACCAGGAGTCTTCTTAATTTCAAGACCAGGGAGAGATACTTTCTTATTAGAACCAATTGCGCTAATACCTGCGATATCGTTATAAGCAACCCAAACACTTACGCTGAAACGTACTGTAGCAGCAGGACTGATAGAATTAACTGAGTTATCATCATCGTAAGGCATAGCTTCAAGAGTTAAAACACCAGCGTTATCTTTAGCTATAACACGAGCTCTCTTGTGGTCCTTGTTAATTATAGCTTCAAATGCCTTAGAAATCTTAGCAACTGTATCACCTTCTTTTGTAACATATTCATAAGATTCTGTCCATTTACGATAACGAGTATTCATATCTTTATAAACGATACGAAGAACTACGCTATGACCAGAAGTCTTAAGCTTATCTACAGTATTTACATCTGTAACAGCAGCAAAGTTAACTGCAACTTTTTCAGCTTCGTCAGCCTGATATTTTTCGCAAGCGAAGTTTTTAATAGCATCCTTTTGAATTGGGTTTGTCCAATCAATAACAGGAGCGAACTTCATAGTGCCATCAGGTTCAATTACTGTAGAAACTTTCTTTGTTACAAGACCGATTCTAATAGCTTTAGCAGAAGCGTTAACTGTAGCAACACCAACGTTTGGATTCTCCATATCAGCTATAATAAGCTTACCAACGCTGTCAATCTGTTCAGCTTTATCTTTAGTAAGTGTTGAGGTGTCAGCTGCAATAAGCTCACCAACGTTACTTACAAAAACGTCATTTACATATGTAATCATAATATAATGTTTTAAATTAATTTTTTCTACTCACCGCACACTCATTGTATATATAATACACAACCACGGCTTTCCACGTTAAAATTATTCTTGTGTCATAACCTCCTGAGTTATAGACTTATATCTAGCATTACCTGTATTCTCTAAATACATTTGCGCTGCTATTTTAATAATCTCAGGCATTGTTATGTTATCAAAATCTTGGTAATCATCAAAAGGATTATCAAGTGTTATCTTGCTTGGTTTCCTTAAATATCCAAGCACGTATTCCTATATTTTATAGTTTTTATCCGTAAGAAGTTTACAACCAGTAGCTGTACAAACTCTTAATGGTCTAGCTATTCCATACTTGTAATGGAAATCTGTTAGACTATTTGTAACTCTATACATAAAACTATCAGATGTACATTCAAATATACTAGTGCTGTATTTATTACCACCATCGTTATTTGTTATTATTACATCTTCATTTAAAGAGAATAAGAAATCATCTGGATAATTTTCAATTTCATATACATCATACAATGGGTCATTGTTATTATAATTGAACGTAGTATACTTTTTACTTGTGCATAAGTTAATTAAATCGTTTCTACGCTTCTCATTTTGTTCGTATGATGTTTTATGTATAAAGTCGCTATTAAACCTCACCTTAGTAAATTTATCAACAGCTTGGTTAATCCAGAATAAAGAATCTGTAGTTGTTGGCTTTTTAATATCGTTTATAACACCAATCTCGGTTTCAAAGGCTTCAAGTATGTCTATGTATTTCATTCTTCATCCTCCTTTTTGTTATTAGCGGCATCTTTAAGAGCCTACATCTATTGTTTAGCTTTACGCTTCAGACTCTCTAATGTAACACCATATTTATATGTATAAATATATAACTCTACAGCACCTTTTACTATATCCCAGAATGCTGTATATGGCAATTCACATGGCTCTTCTGGATTTTTTAGTATTGAAAATTCTCCAGGTAAAGAGTAATATGTAACATACACACTATCAACTTCAGTATACTTATCGTGAAATAGCTACGCATTATGAGTCTAGTCAGAACTATCTGCAATTGATTCTAGCACAACTACTGGACTTCTCATTATAGCGCCACCGTCTATTAATGTATCAATAGCTTCATTAATATTATACTCACTACAAATTTTATTAGATAGCATGTGTGTTTGTTTTACAATTCCAACACCAGGCTGAACAGCACTGGTTTCTTGTGGATGTTTGTATGATTTAGAACATATAGAAGAGCTGTTTATATACATGTAATAATTAGCTGGTAGTAAGAAATGTTTAACATTCTTATATTCTTCTTTATATTCTTGGATTGGATTATCGAACACTCTACACTTCTCAGTTTTAATAAGAGTTCTAAGTCTATCTTGTATACTTGGAATTGCTTCTGGTCTATCTTTAACCTGAATAAGCTATATCATTAACTATTGAACGTATTGTTGACAATATTCATTTAGAAACTTATAAATAGTCTCTGTATCAACTTTATTTTCAATCTCAAACGAAGGGTCTATCTCTATTAACCTACGTTCAAATTCCATTCCTAATTGGTATGTCTATTCTATCGTCATGATTCAAACCCTCTCAATTGTGCTTTAGTTTGCATTCTAGGAGATTCGACTGTTTCCATAGACATTACTAAAGCTAAGTTAATAAGCTCTTCAGCCATAGTATCTGATAATTCAAATTCAATATCATTTTGCTCTTGTATCGGTTTGTTTTTATCAGCAAACTTCTTTGGCATTTTTATATATTCTACAATAGCACTTGCGAATATTATTTGCTATCCAGTACCGTTTATAAAGTCATTGCCAGCAGCAATCATTATAGATTTATCTGTTATACAATAAACTGGATGTTTAGTCCATGGTTTATTATTAACACTAGATAAAAATTTATTAAACTGTAATGATGTTACCTACTTAGCATAAGCCTACATTTTAATTGGTTCAAGTTGTCCAATAGTTGTATTTGTTAAATATACATTTACAACATATAACATCTAATTCTTATCAAATGGTACAACACTATACATGTTTGTCTGAACATTACCTGGTCCATTTAAATCTTCTTGGATATATGTAACAAGCTATTGTAAATCTTCGACTGCTTTCTCATCACCTTCAAATGGCATCTTCCTTATATTGTTACCTGTAAATTTTTGAGCTATTAGAGCTAAGTATGCTTTGTCTAGTAATGTTGCAATCTCGTAATCAGTTAACGACGGATATGACGTGGTGACATTTTCCTTGTCATATTCAATCATAAACTTTTCGTATATATCTGCGTGCGTCATACGTCGTTTAAAATTTTATTATTTATTACTTGTTTCGTTAATAATAACAAGCTTTAAATCCTGATTCTTTTTATTATCTAAATAAGCTATAGCTTCTTGAAGTGATGTAGCAAACATATCTGAACCATAATAATAGTTCGTTTTATCTTTACGAATTACACCTTTAGAAATAGCTTCTTCAATAATAAACTCTGTGTCTTTAGTTTTATTATCAATCCACTTATCGAAGAACTTTTTAGGATTCTTATCAACAAGTGTAAATAATGTAGATTCTACCAATTCGTTAGAAAGGTCATCTGATTTAACACCAAACAATCTAAGGCACTTACGCATTTGTTCTAAGCTAAGCTTATCAAATTCGCGAATAGCATCTCTACGAAGCTTGTTAATCTTATTCTGTTCTACAGCTTCAGCCTGACGATTAATTAGCAAGTAATCCTTGCCAGCATCAAGTTTATCAAGCGATGTAGCAACTCTTTTATGACCAGTTAGGAATTTAATAATCATTTCCTGACGTGGAATAGAATCATCTAAAAGTAATGGTTTAGCACCAATCTTTACACAGAAGGTTGTCCAAAAATCACTTGTACGAGACAAATGACCATCGTTATAACCTAAAGCTTTTTCAAAATGTTTTTCATCTTCTGGAGTAAGTCCAGTATATATCGAGCCTGACCTTGTAAAATAAGGGGCGATATAATCAAAACATCTGCTGTACTTTAATAAGCCAGCCCATGGATTTTTTTTCTTAATTCTTAATTCAACTACCATAATATTTATTTAAATTAGTGTTGTTCCGTATATAATGTTAATATAAAAGGGTCTGGTGATAACAACCATGAACCCTTTTTATATTATACATTATACAGACGAACGAGACTCGTTATTTCAATCCGTCAGGATTGGAATATAAGAGTCGAGGCGAGACTCGTTATTTCAATTAGGCTGTATATTCTGAATCATCAGCATCGCAGTAAAGTACACCGCAAGCCAATGGGTTTCTAACCATGATACCCTCTTCGCCTAAGAAGTGAACCTGATAACCATCACGGCTATTAGAACGTAGAGTATCTTTTGAAGAACCGTAACCACTTGGGATTACAGAACCACCTGTACACCATTGTACAAATTCACGACCCTTACGACAAACCTTAACAATGTTAGCCTGACCATCACGCATACCGAGGTCGAGGAACAAGAATGTGTAAGACATCAATGGTTTGCCTGACAGTGGGTGCAATTGACGGAACATTTCCATGTTGTCAAACAACGCACACTTCTTAAGAGTCAATTCGATACCGTTTGTCATCTTGTAAGTTGTGAACTGACCACCGAGTGTTAACTCTTGACCATTACCAGTGATGAACTTAGTATCAATGAGCTGCATGTTAGCAACTTTATCTTTAAGGATACGGTCGAATTCTCTGAACATTTATATTTAGTTTAAATCGCTACTTTAAACTCGGTGTATTAGACCATTAACACCGCACATACTCTCATATGTGATTAGACTATATCTTTTACTCATTTGAGTAATTTACCACTTCGAGTTCGCTTGAACCCTACTCCATTTCGGATAGTCGTTGAACTTTACATTTACACTTTTGAGTTTTTATTTTATAACCCTTCATAGAGCCACTTGGTATATACACATCTTTATTACCATATCTTTTTATCATTGTACACAGCGTAGATTTTTTTATTCCAAATATCTTTCCAGCATCTTCAAGACCAATTAATGTAAATCTTTCATGTTCATTATAAAATGTAACAGATTGTTTTACAACATACATCAGTCCATTGTTGTATGCTCTTCTTTTATTCTCCTCTATATCACACCACTCTAAGTTGCATAAACTATTATTTAGCTTATCGCAATCTTTATGGTCTATAGAATTATAATTATTTGGATTTGGTATAAACTGGTCAGCAAGAACTTCATGCATCATTCTTCTACTCCAATCTACATTATACCTTATATAACCGTGTTTTATAGTAGTACCGACAAATCTTTTACTAACAGTATTATATAAAGAACCGCTTTTATTTATTATATAACCTGTGTGATTTTGAAGTTTTACATACTATGAAAAATCAATATCTTTAAATGTATTGTCTAAAAGTTTACCAATATTATATTTATATGGCTTGTTGTTAGACCCAAATATAGTTACAGTTCCATTTATGTTTTTTACAGTATTCTTTGTAAATCTATCATAAACTATGCCATCTATATATATTATATACCTATACTCAAATCCTCTTAAAGGTTTGTGTAATGTCTTAGCTGCTGATTGTCTATTAAACATCTATGTGTTCATAATTTATATCGTTAATCTATGTTAATAAATTCTTTAAGATTTTCCAGCAATTCAGTAAATTTGCTTTATAATATCACTATTATAAGGAGCTATATTTAACCCATCTCTCCAGTCAATGCAATGAACTTACGTTCGTTTGTACCAAGCATATTATAGCAAAGGTCAAACAAGTAATCTTCAAGCAATTCTGATGTTAGAGTTGTATAGTAGCGAGTATTAGCTGGGCTAATTTGTTCAAACAAACCTGCACTTATACTAACGGGTCTGCCATTTGTTCCTTTATTTGCGTAAGTACCATCAGCGTTGCGGTTAGACTTAGCGAAAAGCAATTGATACTCTTCACGTTTCTTCCATTCACGAAGAGCCAACCAGTACTGGTAGTCTGCCCATAAGTAAGACTTCTTACCTGTTTCAGGGTCTGTGAGAGCGATAGCTAATACAGTAGAGTAAGCATCACCTGTAATATCGTAAGAAAGACGCATTGTCATCAAGTTATTACGCATCTTAAATGGAGTCTGATAGTTCAGGATATCTGCCTCATCTGAATACTCTTCGTAAGCAGAACCGATACGGCTTACCTGACGACCTGGGAGCAAGTATTCAGAAGGAATATATGCACCAGAACCAGCATCAGCAACGTAGCATTCGTAAACCCAAGCGCTACCATCTTGATAAGGTGTACCAGAAACACGAACCTGGAATCTGTAATTGTCGAATGACAAGATTGCACCAGGACCGAAGTACTTCTCTTCAAGAGCAATATAAATTGGAGAGTTACCAATACCAGCGGTAACCTGTGTACCAGCTGTAATTAGTTGACCATTCCATTTTGCGTAACGAATATTTACAGCGTGGTCTTGGTCGATTTGAACAGCCCACTCATATTCTCTATTTTCGATAGTCATTGTTTTACCAAGACCACCAGTAATCATATCAATGGTAGTTGATACACCATCATCTTTAGTACCAAATACAAGAGATAAGATACCTGCAACTTCATGAGGCTTTGTTAACAAAGCATTAGAAATCATATTTTCGTCTACAAGGTCAGAGAAACGTTTTCCTCTGTACAACTGTAAACCATTAAGTAAAGTATTATTCATAATTATTTATAATTTATTTTATCTTAAAATAGACCACTTACTAATTCAGCCGCACTTTTTTGTTTTTGTTGTGAGTTATATGCAGTGTGGTTTTTAGAAGTATGTCTAAGTAGTTTTCTAAGTTTTTCAGCAGCGGATGTTTCACCGTCGCGCTTAGCACCAGAAACTAAAGCATCACCCTTCATTGTAAAATAAGCAGACTCAATTAGATTCTTTGAAAGATTAGCATTAAAGTCTTTCTGGTATTGAGAAATACCATCTTGGTCAACTTTAAATATGTAGTCATATAGAGCAGCTCTATCTTCTTTTGGGATAGAGATGCCTCTAATAGAATCTAAACTACTGATATCTTGAGATACGTTTTGGAAGAACTGTTTGCTTTGCTCCTCCTGTTGTTTAGCAAGCTCTTCTTGCTGTTTTCTACTCTCTTCGATTTCTTGCTGTCTAATGAACTTTAAACGCTCTAAAGCGTCTTCTGATTCATCATACAACATATCAGCATCTTCATATCTGCTAATTTTATTATTAATCTGTTCATCAGTATAACCATTATATTTCAATAGTTCTCTAATTACAGACTTTTGGTTAGATTCGTTTTCTAGGTCTAAGTTTTCAAATGATAATGATTCCTGTTGTTTTGCGTAGAAGTCTTCAAACTTACCACCATTCTTAACATATTCGTCAAGTTTAGCGATTCTGTCATCAGCATACTTTGGTATAGAGTTTTGTTCAACAACTTTACCAAGATATTCTGTAAACTGGTCTACAGTAACAGGTTTGTCATCATCGTTAAAATCCGTCATATTCCAACCCAAAGATTCCCCGACTGCATCAAACAGAGCTGAAACTTGTTGAGCTTCAGTTACTTCTTCCTCAGACGGTTCAGAATCATTGCTGTCATCAATATCATCATTGATGTCAGTATTATCTTTATCATCATCCTTTTTAGAGTTGTTTAAAATATGTTCTGGGACATCACTATCATCATTACCAACAGTGAACTCGCCCTTGTTTTCGTCATCCTCAGAGTCGCCATCTTCGGTGTCTGGAGTTTCTTTTTCAGTATCTACCTCAACAACACTATCTTGTCTACCCATGTTTGTTACATCTGTAGTATCTGTAGTCTCAGCACCATTTCCATAAATAGAACCGAGCATTTCATCAAGTGCTGATGGTTTATTTTCTTTCTTTTTTGCCATAATTATTAATTAATAATTAAATATTATTTTCGCATAATTGCGTATATTATTTTATCGTGGTATGTTTATTATAACATTTCTACCACCACTATGATTTAAATAGTCTCTTGTTTTATTATAATTAAACCCATTTGAAAGCTATTCGACGCTTGGTGTGTACACATGTCCATTGTTACTCCATGTTCCACCAACTATACCTAGTGGATTAGCGTCAGATACAACGCCAGAGTATATAGACTCATTACTAAATGTTGGATGGTATACAGTTTTACCAATATCTGAAAAGTGTGCATCACTATTACGTTTTAGCATTCTTATTGCGTCACGCCTATCTTTATCATAAAACATTCGATAATCATATGTATTATCATTAAGCATTTGTGTTAAAGCTTCATCTTCGCCCATTTTCCAATCACGAGCTTTCTTTCTAGCAAGTTTAATCATATAGTTATAATACTAATCATCATCCTTACCATTAGCAAATCCTGGCTATAGTAAAGGCTATCCATTCATTATAGCACTCATAGTCTATTCAATAGGAGGTAAATAAAGCATTCTATTTGTATTTACGGTATGAGCTGGTGTTATTGTTTGCTAAATCTATGGTGTTTGATAATCATATATGTAATCTTGTTTCTGTTGGTTAGAACTTCCAACAGGTTTTAAATAAACCTAATTAAAAGGCTATTGCATATTATCCTCTATAACCTATTGTTGTACAGGTTTATCTAAAATGTTAGGAACAACTGGCGCTAAAGGCTTTTTATAAGGCTCACCCATTATATGATAATGTTTAGCTGCTGCTTTCCTAAGCGAACTCATACCAGCTAATCCTTTAGAGTAATTCTCGTACGTATCACCATAATATCCTTTAGTCTTAAGAACTCTAGCATAATCATAAACATTATTAGATTGTAAAGCTTTTCTATATCTAGAAGACATTGTATTTAAATAAGCATCAATGAAATCCCTATCGTTCTTAAACACTGTATAATTACCATTGCCATCATAACCATAACCACCATAGTTATGATTATTCCTTGCTACATCACTTGTACCATAAGTGCTTTCCCAAGCAAGCTGACTCATGACATTGTCATAAGCAGCTCTACTTGTAAAACCTCGTTTCCTAAGACCTTCATATACCAATGGTCCTAACTTGTCAGCAAAAACTGTAAATTTATTACCACTTTGTTTTGGAGCTTTTAATCTTGCCATATTATTCCTCCCCACTTACTTTATTCTTCAATGCAGTTGAAGCTTTAATCTTCTCTCTTTGTAGAGCAGCATCATCCTTTTGCTTCTGTAAAGCCATTTCGTGGTCCATACGCTTCTTTTCTAGACTTATCTTAGCATCTTCTATCTCTCTCTTTTGACGAGCCTCATAGCGCTTTAAATAAGCCTCCTGGTCTATCTTACGTTGAGCAGTAGCATCCTTAGCTATCTCAATTGGGTCAGGTATACCATTCATATTAGCATCTTTATTTTCAGTACCACGATAAGAACTAATCTCAGCTACAGCAATCTTGGTTTGATTATCAGCATCAATCTTATATCTTTCTAAGTCCATCTTAGCCTCTTCAAGCATAAGTTCTTGCTGTTTAGCTTCATTTTGCATTTGCTGCAATTGCTGTTGCTGTTGAGCTTCAGCTTCTTGCTGTTGTTTCTGTAATTGTTCTTGACGAGTTTGCATATCCTTAAGCTTTTGCTTAATGATATTAAAATTGTCGTTTGTAAGTATTTCAGATGCTTCTAACAAGCTAGCTCCATTCTGCATAGCAGGCTGTATAAGAGATTGTAGTTTTTGTATATTCTCTAAATCTTTAGTAGAGTCACTTACAAATACATCCATGTCTTCATAGTAGAACTTCTTAGCTAAATCTAAGAATGCTCTTTCTCCATTATCAAATACATATGATAACTTTTGTTTACCAGTGTTTTCCCAAGCGCCCTTTGCTGTATTCAACAACATAGTTAATACTCGTCTCTTACACTGGTTATGAACCCAGAATAAAGGTTCTGTAATATGTGAAGATTGAACAACAGAACGCTCAACATTACCAACAAGTTCAGATGTACTAATAGAACCTTCTCTTTGAGATGTTATACCAGATATAGTACCAGCTAACTATTCTATCTTATCCATTAACTGAATGTATTCAGATATAACCTGAGACATTGTTAGGTCTAATGATGTTATCTGATTAAATGTAGCGGGTTTGCCACCTTCTCTTCCAGGTATATCAAAGCCTGTTTCGTATGGATTTATAAAGTTAACACCTACAGATGATAAATAATGTAACCATCTGTCTGGGGTAATGTTCATAGATTTAGGAATCTATGTAATATCCATATTTACAACTTTACCTTTATCACGAGCTATAGCTAACTCAAGTCTATACCATAATACAATGTACATATATTGTAATGGTTTTAATATACTAACAAGCGAACGTGGTCTACTATTAGTATTACTGTAAACACATCCACAATATGGTAGTTTTTGAGAGTTTGGGTTATCTATACTAACATGCTGATACTCTATAGGTTGTATACCAAAGTATAAATCAGAACCAGCTCTGTATCCTTCCCAAACTTCTACTATCCAACCAGATTCTATAGACAGTTCTGTACCAACTGGTTTGTATGTTTCGTCACAAATTGTAACCTGAACTTCTCCAGATTCATCTAATGTTGTAACATAGAATATTTTCTTAAAAGACTTCCAACATACATGCCATACATTTATATTATGTTTATTCTGAAAGCTTATACCATCATTATCGTATAAATGCATTGTAATGCGATTAAAATCATCAACTGGACCTTTCTATGGCATATCACCAATAGGCGTACCAGATAGAATCTAATTAATCTTATCGAGGTCTTTCTCAGTCAGCTTATCGTTATATCTATCATAGATTTCAGCTATTGGAAGTCTCATCTTTCTGACACACCAAGAACCATCTTCTATAAACTCTAAGTCTGGACTTCTATCATAGTCAAAATCAATTGGGTTAACTCTTTCTGCGTAAGGTTCTCCGCTTTGAACTCCTACGTAATAAACTTCAGTTCCGCTAATCAACCCGTCTTTCCAGCCTTTAATGAACTCATTCTTAAGTGATAGTTTCTCCTTTAGATATTCAAGAGTATGATATGCTGTATTCTCTACAACATCCTTATACTCTTTATCCATATATTTAGCAATTGCTTCTGGTGGCATAATCTCACCAGACTGTAATTGTTCTTGGAATTGTTGCTACTCCTCTGGACCCATCTTAGATTGTATAGCTGCCATCATGTATTGCATCAACATCTCTTTCTCTTTTTCTTGCAATTCTGATACAGCTTCCTAAGATGTTCTTATAACTCTAAAATTAAAAGGTCTCTTAGTTTCTTCACCTATAAGTAAGTCAATCTTAGGTCTAATAATATTAAAGTCTTGTGGAGTTGCTGGAAAACCATCATCAACTTTAAACGGATTTGTTATACGCTTAAAGTCTTTTTCATCAAAGATACTGTTATATAAATTATAATAGACTTGCATTTCTCCATGTTGTGTGTCTCTTCTACCAGACCCAACATTACCTTCGCCTATTATATAATCCACACAGCTTTCCTACCATTGTTTATCTTTCTTTGATAGTGGAAGTTTCTGTTGTGGAAATGAAGCATTATATAAATTATCTTTTATCTCCATTGTTATTATAATGTAAATACAGGTATATCGTCTTGTTTATCGTCACTGTCCCACCACTACTGGCTAAACAATGGCATTTCAAAGAGTTCAACCTATTTGTTTTTTTCTTTACTTTCAGCTACCTTTACCTAATATAATTCTTCTCTATATATCAACGTCATACATAAAGCAATAACTCTATCGACGTTCTTTCTGCCGTCATTCTCTATCAGTTCTTCTAATAAAGGTTCGCTGTATATTCTCTCTAAGTTAGGGCGACCTGGCTCAAACTCATCCATCAGCCACTCTAGTATAAGACCTTCTCCATACGCTCGTATAGACTTGGTCATATGACATCCCTTTCTTCTTTGTACTTTTGAATCTTTAAATACTTCAGATATAACCTTATCTGGCTAATCTGCAAGTAGATAATCACAGTGTTTATTTGTAAAGTATGGATATATACCTTTACGTTCATTCTCAAATAGTAGTCTAGCATTATAAAACATTAATAGCTTACGTACATTCTCATAATATTCTTCAGCTGTATCAGGTCTACCTGAATACTCTGCTACTATTACATCATTCCAAGCCTCTCCAGCTTTAACGCGTTTAAATATAAATGTTGAACCTAAAGAATTTGTGAATGATTCATCGTGGTCATCAGTTATGTTATCGTATAGTTTTTTATCTATACTTCTATATGTCCCCATATAGCCCAGCATACATCATCACTATAAAAAAGTGTCGGGTGTTCGTGGATGGATTATATTTATTCACCATCTATGCGTTACACTGTCATACTGCCTTTCGCAATCAGTATGATTAGCACGGAATTGTCTGTTCTAGATGTTTCCCGTTTTTACCCGATTTTATACCCGCTGACATTACGCGTACGGGTCGCAGTTGTGTGTCATTATATTCCTACACATAAATGTATGTGTATCACACTCAAAATTGTAAACGATTCCAGTATATTTACCAACAGTTAGCTGTTTTATTTTACATATTATATATTTGAACTCATCATCAAAAACAATTTGTTTATTTGAATGATTTGATAACTATCTATCTATAATTTTACAAGCTTTAACAGTATCTTCTATACAACACTTATCAAATAAACGTTTTAAAAGAATAGAGCCTGATTGAGCTACTCTTGCATGATACGCTTCTCTCTAATTTATAACTCTTCCGCGTATTGTAGACTATCCACAATCTCTTAGTTTTGATATTCCACTTATTATTTTAAGTGCGAATAATAAGTCTTGAATATCTTCCAATAGGTTTAAACTCACACTTACAAATTCAACAGTTGATGTGTTATTTCTATTATAAACGCATCCATCAGAAGCAAGATATCCAGCTATTATATTTAGCTTATATCTATCATTTATTCTTTTAATTCTATCTGGTATTGATTTATTATAACAACTATTACCAAATGTACTATTTAACCATTGCTATACTCTTTTAGATGTAAAGTTTAACTCTATAGTGTTTCTCCTTACTCTATAATACGGAGTTATACCTAATTCGTTTTGTATAAAATTATAACATTTATCAAAATAAAACTTTTGCTTCACATCGAATGAGATGGATACTGAATGCTTTTTACTATCGCACCAGCCATCGCCAAGCCATAGTCCAACAAACCACCAAAACAAATCAGAATTTATTGGAGCGTCTTTACATTCTTCATTTGTATTATAGTACACATTTGGGAATTTACAATAATATCCAGTTTGAATATCTTTTGCTTTTATAAAATCATATTTCCCATATAATGTTGGCGAACATAATATTGGGTGTTCTCTAGTAAATGTTGTAGTTCTATACGAATTAGCAGTTCTAATAGTATATATATCTTCGTTTTCTTTATCGTAGCGTTGTAGGTTACGTATATCAACAAACTAACCATCTTTATTTATAAGCTTGTCATCAAGAGTAACATCTTCTACATTTACCAATCCTCTTTGTGTGCACACCTTTTCTCCAGGTGTTAAACACCCCCCTATATATAATCCAAATGGAGGGTCTTTAATTGGATACTCCCATATTACAATTGAACCATGTGGTTTATCATCTTTCTTTAAATGATATGTTGTTATATCACCAGACTTCTTTTCTTCAGCTCTAACACCGCCATCACCATCCCAAAATAAATCAACGATGTGTTTCATATTTCGTAGCTTCTCATTAGTTCTAATGCGTGTTAATTGGTTCATTAACAACTACCTAGGGAAGATATTTTTACCAAGCTCTAACACAGCTTCTTGTGGCTTTAACGGGCGCTCTGATACGAATCTATCTATAGATGTTTGTGAGGCTCCTCCGTCTTTAACTTTGTTACGTTGAGCTATAAGTTCTTCTACAGCTTTCTCTTTAAGACTATTACCATCTTTATCCATAAACCTCTACTGTCCATTTTCGTCAGTAGATTCCATATTAGACCAAGCTGGTACAAAGAATCCACATTTTGTATCACCTTGACCGTCATCCCATATATTAGGAAATGATAAACAGTTAAAAGCCTCTGGGTGATAGAATAAATTCTTAAGACCATCAAAGCTAGAACCTTCAGAACCTCCTGTGCCAAACGCAATCATTAAACCGAATGCTACACCGTCGTCAGTTTCTACAGCAGGTTGTTCAACTCGCCATGCTGTTTCTAAGTTTGGGAATTTACCACCCTCTTCAAATAGTACCAACTTACCACGAGTACCACGAAGTCTTTCAGGGTCGTTCTTAAGAGTTATTCCAGTTATACTTGAAAGATAACCCTACTCTGTTTGTTTACCGAACTCATCAGTTATCTTAAAACCAGACACTCTTTCCATACGAGTGCTAGTTAATCTCTATTTAGACCATGCTGTATGTTTGTCAACAAAGTCCATTATCTACCATGCTTTAGTAAGAATACCATCTCCAATTAAGAACTTCTGTTCTGAAGCTACAGCGAAGTTTTTTGAACCTGGTATCAACTCATAGTTCCTAACCAACATTGACGCACCTTTAAACGAGTATCCTCTTTGACGACACTTTAGGTTAACCATGTGTTTACCAGAATTTTCAGCTTCGTCAACAGCATTGAAGTAGTAGTAGTCGTAGTCCCAGAATCTAGGGAAACCAAATATACGCTCACGCCTTGTTCTATTGTCTCCAAATCTATCTGTGTACTCAACTTCCTATAACTTCATAATTGGACTGTAATTCAAGTAGAAGTAATTATACCCACTTATAGAATCACCGTCTGGTGCTGTATACCCATATAGACACCTATTAGTTTCTTCATCCCAATACTTAGCGTAGTCAGTTGTACCTTTTGGTGCTAATGTATAACATCCATGTTCTTGAAAGAATATAGCAGCTTGTCTAAATTTATCACTATTGAGTATCTTCTTATTAAAGTCAACCATAATTATTTAGCAATTTCATACATACCTATAACACCACCACCTTTAATCTTTCCAGACTCAAGCTATTCAGCTTTAGCTTGCTTCATTGCTACATCTAATGATTTAACAACTCCACTAACATCTTTAAGGATTCGTGTTATCTTTAAGGCTGTATCTATATCCATATTACCTTCTGAATACTAATTCAGAGTTTCAATCAATCCTTCCGCAGCTGATTGTGATGACTGTAGCAATCTAGTACTAGGAGTCTGTTGAAACTCCTAGAACCTTTTTGCTAATATCTTCATGCCTGCCGTCGGTTTATATTTTTCATCATTAAATACATCTTTACCAATTATAGATGGTCTATCTTTTTCTGGGTATGCTTCATATGGGCTATTCCATTTATAAAGCCATACAATGTATTCAATTTCCTTTAGCGCCTAAGATTTATCCTCCGCACTATTGTAGTGTTGTTTAAATGGAGGTATAGCTAAATCTTGTGTGCTAAGTTTTATTTTTCCACCTTGTATATCAAACATTATTAAATATCCTTAGCTAATATTTCACCTGCATGTATATTATCACATGTAACGCCAGTTATGTATGGGTCTAAGTTACTAACATCTTCTTTAGTTTTAGCAGTCCATACTTCAAGTGCACAGTTCCTTAAAACCAACCAATTTGCAAAGTTAGCATCCGCAGTTTTAAGATTATCGATATTTACATCTATAAATAAATAAGCTTTAGATGCATTTGCGTCATTATTAAATTCTTCTATCTTACTTAATACTGTAGTCCAATCTTGGATTGTTACTCCAATCTAACCAAAGTACACAATACCATATCTGTAACTCTAATCCTACTGAGCCATAAGTCTTAATGTATATGGGGTCGAAGAAATGAATGTAGCATTACCTCTTAAACCGTATCTATTTACAATATCAAGAAGTTTTATAGCATATGGTTTACCATTATATCTTCCATTTGTAGTATCAATTGTATTAGCCTCCCACATCATACCTTGCTTTATTTCAATATATGGATGCAGACCACATTCTTTACATGTTTTACAGAACTCTTCGAGAGTATCAACTTTCTCTCCATTTGGTCCGTGAAATGCAAGTATGTCAGCTAATGTATGGTCTCCATATTTGTAAGTCTTATCAGTAAGTGTTACTGTACCATTTGTATAACCAACTGGAACATTATCATCATGACTTACTATAAACTTACCATCTTTTGTCATATATGTATCAGTTTCTACATACCTCCAACCTTCTTTTGCAGCAGCTCTAAATGCAGCTAATGAATTAGGTCTCTCTATTTTATGAAAACCTTGATGAGCTATACTACGCATAATCTTATCGTCGTTAGTATGGTCTTTCTTAGCATCAGTCTTGGCTGTAGGTTTAAATTCTGGATTAGATGTTCTTAACATCACCTTTCCATAAGATGGTAGTGTATTAGTTTGGACTCCAGGATTATCATTTTCAGTAGCTATTAATATTACATAATAACTATCTTCTGTAACTGTATAGTTCTTACCAGCGGTAGCCCAATCTGCCATACCAAATCTATTCTCAGCTTTTTTCCAACCAATATACATTCTAAGAGTATTAGGAATTGTAATTACATCGCCTTGTTTTAAATTTGCTGTAAAATAAACACGTTTTATACCTTGGCTTATAGACCACATTGATAACGGCTTAATAGTAACATTACCATTAACAAACTCTGATGTTATATCTATATCCCAAGGACCATTGCTATTCAACTAAACTGCTGTTTCTATATCAGAAATAACTTGTTGTAATGATTTAGATTGAGTAGAAGTAGCGTTAGTGCCGTCGTAATTACCGATGCCGTATACATACATATTATTATCAGTAATAGTCTAACCTTCTCTTTTTATAAGAACTTCTAACGCATTTGAATTTTGCATATTTATGTAAGACCCTATAGAAAATAATGTACAATATCTAACATTTCCATTTTCTACAAGATTTGAAACATTACCAATACCACATGCAAACTCTCCGTTGTTTTTAACACTGTTTAAACTGCCAAATAATGATACACAGTTCAAACTTTTACCACCGTGTACAAGATTATCTGTTAAACCAGTTCCAACAGCTATAGAGTTTTCTGAATTACTAGTTATATATCTACCAAAAAATATTGAATTTTTAGATGTGGTATATATTGTATAAGCAAACACCATATCATAGTCTTTTAATTTATTAAGATATTGATTATTAAACTATATTACAGTATCACTTAATATTGTATAATTGTCAGTACTTCTAAAACCATGCTAACCGCCATCAACTTTAACATATTTTATAGTATTATCACTATTTATAGCAATTGCAAAATAATCAGTTATCATTAATAATCCTGCTTTTAAAGCTTTAAACGCAAAACTATTTTTACTAATACGCAAACACAATTTATCATTGTTTGGTATTTTTTCAACCTATAACTATATATAACTACTACTTGCAATAGAGTCTTTTAAACCGTCTGCGAATATCCCAGACCCTAAAAGAACACTATTACTACTAACGTTATAATTTGAAAATCCAGACTAAAACCCGCCAGCTAAATTAGAATTAAAAAATTCATTATAATTATCTTTATAATTTGAAATATTAATACCTATATACTTAGGGCTGCGTTCAGGTTTTATATTTAATATTTCAGAATCTACATATGAGCCATTACTTATGCTAACTCGTTTTTTTAAGTCTTCGTAAAAACTATCATTAGAATTACCTCCACCAGTTCCTGGAGTACCGCCAGTTCCAGGAGTACCTGCGCCACCAGTACCAGCTAAAGCTAATGTAGCATTTGCATCTAACACATGTCCTCTCGGAAAGCCTTTATCTTCATTACCGATTACAACATTGAGGTGCTAAGGGCTTCCTATTCCGCCACCAGTAAGTACGGAATTAACTAATTTTGCTTTATTCATAATATTATCCGTTTATTGCATTATCTATCTCAGTTGTAGTTATTGCTACAGTCTTATTAAACATTGGCTTGAAATTAGTTCCATCCCAAATATATATTCCACCATTTTTCATATCACAATAAAGTACATTTTCAAATGGGGTAGTTTGACCAGTATTACTTTCTCCGTATAAATATGATGTTGACCATGATTGATAATAGGTATTAAAACCAACTTTATATAATAGTTTATTTATACCTTCATCAAACACTACAAAACCATCAGTACTAGTTGTAGATTGTGATTGTATGCTAGCATTGTTTACAAAACCATTAAATTTTATCATTATTTTATTTTTGATAAAATTCATAGTATCTTCGCCAACGCATGGCTCCCATATACTCCATTTATTTAATTGTTCTGCTGGATAATTTCTAACTTTAAATCTTCTAGACCACATCATTGGAGGTGTATGCATTGAAAATGATGTAGATGTAATATTATTTGGCAATAATGATGTTATTGCTACTTGCGTAATATTAGTTTTACCAGCATCACTAAACTCATATAGAACACCACATGGCATTTTCTTATCATTAACATCACAAACAAGCGTATATTGTATTACATAGTTATCACTTACAAGTTGTCTAAATCTTTCAGATGTTGATGATATTGGATTATTTAAGTCTTTAATGTTTATAGTCTTAAACATCCTATCTGTGTTTTGTTGAAGCATCAACAATGCTTCATTCAAAGATTTTTCAGGAGTTATTCTATTATATTCTCCAGTAGCACTAGACATTGGAGTATAACCTGCTAATGATGTAACTGCATTTGAACCATGGTCTTCTGGAGTAAACTTAGCTGGCTTATTTGTTACATTAGCCCAGTCAACACTTTGAATATTTACTGATGTACCAGATGTATATGGTTCATAGCCATTCTCACTGTTTAATTTAGTATCATCTTTAACGAAGTACATCTTATTAGAATCTGACACCTTTACAGTATCACCATTCTGTACTTGTGTAGTAGTCAATGCAAATCTAGCAGCGTCATTTGCAACGACGTAGCAGCGCTCTAAAGCTGCTTTTGGTATATTTGCCAATGGAACTGTATCTGTACCCCATTGAATACCAGTTGATGGAACTGTATTTGCAGCTGCGGCTTTACCAACAACAATAGTACCATCTTTTAATTTTCCATTATAATGTTTAAGACCTTCAAGGTCTAAGTATTTCTTCTATTCCATATAGTTATAAAATTAAGATATTTTTGACACATTCATATATATGATTTTACCATAAGTTTGACCACCTTGAACTTGCGTTTCACTCCCATAAACATTAAATAAATATGTAGAGTTAGCTTGAAGTACACCTGGATTACCTTTAGCCGAAATATAATCAGCAAACTAAACGGTAACAGTGTTATTCCCAGTTATTACAATAAATTCAAACTTCTTCATAGCATCATTATCTATTACAATACTATGTTTAGGATTAACCCACCAAGTTTGACCAGGTGTGTATGAAAACTATGAATTGTCAAGTATTACAAGTTCGTTATTTGTAATGTTATCAATGTAATTTCTATTTTTAATAATTCTTTGCTTTGGCGATAAGTGCTTTTTGATAGCTTTGACAAAGTATTTTAAACCATCAAAATCTAATATTTTCTAAACCATAATTATATATTATCTTATTTCATTATCAATTTCAACTTCTGTTATACGAGATATATATAATTTTATTTCTGATTCAATTAAACTAACTGTATCGTCTTCAGTTAAAAGCTATTTCCAATTTTGTACAGATGCATTTTTACCAGCGTGTAAATTCTAATATACAACTCTTAATCCTGTAGCAGAGTCTATAAATGTAATAAAATTAAAATTATTACGCTTGTCATCTTGGTATAATATCTCTATAGCTTGTGTTAAATCAAATCTTTCCCCTCTTGGAGAACAATCATAAACATCATTAGAAGTTTGATATTCTGGTTTATTATTAAGCAACATTCTTTTGACAGAATTAGCATCAAGTATATCACCTTCTTCAAAGTGTTGGTTTATGCTGTCATAATCTGCAAGCATTATAACCTTTGGAGTTTTTGGAAGAAATACATTTTCAACTAACCTGGAACCAAAAAGTTTAGATTTTTTCATGTGCTATAATTTTATATAATTATACAAACATAGGAAATGTGTAGCATCATAAATACTACACATACCCAGGTTTATTACTAAACAGTTAAAGGGAACTACAACTTTATTGTAATCCCCTTAACATGGAAGCATTGCTCTTCTATAATTATAACGCAGCTTCCCGTAGCGTTGTCACGCGTTACTCGGCTACCTCAGACTCCTCAGTTGAGTCCGCCGCTACCGTCGTATCTTCATTGGTTTTAGTATCAACGTCTTGTACACTAACTTCTGAAGCATCAGGTGCGCTCAATTTCGTATCGCTGGAACCATAACCACCTTCTCCACGTTCTGTTTCACTAAGTTCAGAAACCTCTGTAATATCTACATCAATCAAAGGCATAATAACAAGCTGTGCAAATCTTTCGCCAATCATATACATAGCTGGTCTTGCGTCAGTTGTAACATGCATCTTTGCTGTAATCTCACCTCTATAACCAGAGTCGATAACACCTACAGCATTAGTCATAAACATAGATTTCTTAGCAATTGAAGAACGAGGGAATATCAAACCAACATAGCCTTCTGGTATTTCCACAGCTAGACCGCAATGGTATACAACTACAGTTTGACCACATTCATTTTGCTCAAGTGTTATATCTGTAGCTGTTAAATCAAGTCCTGCGTCACCTTTATGTGCGCGTATAGGCATTATAGCCTTATCATTCAATCTTTTAATTTTCAGTTCCATTCGTATTATTTTAATTTATATTTGTTTTGTTACCCTGCTAAGACTCGAACTCAGACATGAGGGGCTAGAATCCTCGGTGCTACCATTACACTACAGGGCAATATTATACTCTAGTGAGTCAAAACTCACCGCATCATTATTAAACGATACGCAGTCTTAGGGGTTGATAAATCATACCTCAGTGCACTGTAGAGCTTATGCACAGTTTAATGGTACCGTGCGAACCATCCTATTTAATACTATCTAATATGAAGATTAATTTTCATAATAATAAAACTATCATTGCTGACTCGAACAGCACAGTCTATACGTTGAACGTAAATTACTAACTCAATTAAGCGATATTAACTTCCAGTTAACATATGATAGTAATATAATCGTTGCGACGGGTGGAATCGAACCACCGTCCTTTAGGTTATGAGCCTAATAATCTACCTCTGATATACGTCGCGATATTCCTCTTTGATAGAGGGGTTAAATAAAATGAAATTTAAATTTTTATGTTAGACTGAGCTTAACTCAGATACCTCTGTTTACAGTACAGAGGGACTGTTTTTATTATAATGATTCACATTTACAATCACACATACAGTCTGATTCACAATCAGATTTACTACCAATTTTACTCTTTTCAGCAATTCTTCTTTGCGTCTCTTTTTGTTCGTCTAAAATCAATTGCTTTATAAATTCATCGTGTAATACAGATATAAACTTCTTTCCGTTCATTCCTAGTGAAAGTACAACATCGCCTTTCTTTACATGATATGTAGTATCATTATTAGAAACTGTTATCGTCATATCTTCATCCGCAACAAACATTTTATCTGCATATGGATATATTGAGAATATTGATTTTGTAAATATCTTATCATCCTTTTCATAGACTTCAAAGAACTCTCTGCTATTTGTATATATTATATTCTTCACAATCATTTGCGCTTAAAAATATTAAACATTCTCTTAAAGAAAGAAGCTTTCTTAACAGTCTCGCTTATTGTTTTAGTTTCAGGTTCACTTTCTTTATTGTAGATTGTATCACTAAAACTAAGAGCGTCATTTATCAACTCTTCATTAGACTTATGAGCTATAATTAATTTATATTGTCTAAACATCCACTTGTCTACAGGATTGCCATTTTTAACATTTCCTTCAACTGTCGCTACAATATAATCATCAAATGTTTCAATATTAGACAAATCTATATTGTTCTTAATATAATCTTTTTGTGTATACTTTTTCATTTTGCTTTGTATTTTAATGTCTTGTCTTCTTTATATCTTCGCTTAAGCTTAAACTTAAATAATCCGTTGAAAAGAATATCTCTTGTATCAGTATCAGACTTCATTATTTCCATAGTCTTTATATATACGTGCTAACAAACCTTCTTTACTACATCAACATCATATCCTGTTTTCTAAGCTATTTCTTTTGATATTGTATCTATGTTTATCATTTGCAAATAGCAACAATATCGTAGTAATAAATTAACTTACTATCTTTAAGTAAATCAAAGTATATGCCTCTTCCTTCTCTAATCAAAACAACATCACCAACATTTACATCGTATGGACGGTCTTTCATATTGTTGTATGAAACAGGTAGTTTAATTACTACAGCTTTACGAAAATCAGACTCAACTTCTTTAACCTCAGTTTCAACTTTTTCATAATCAACAGCCTCAACTCCGTTTTTATCTTTTGAAGCTTTAGCAGTGTCTGAAACTGGTTTACTAAATTCTTTCTTAACTTTTGTGACGTCCAACAACTTTACCAAGAATGTATCTGTAAAATCATACTGTATCTTTTCTGCTACACTTTCAGCAAGCTGTGACTGGTCTATAATTTTGTTATCTTCCATTACTTCTTTAGATTTTTAAGATGTTCTAAAACTTTAATTAAGTTGTTTAATACTGTATTCTTTTCAACTTTAAGACATGTTGGTTTATCAGCAAATTCAACATCTAAAGATTTAAGTTCCGAATTGTATATAGAGAGTAGATTATCTATTTCTGTAAATACATTCTTAAACTCTGAAGTTTGTTGCTTCTCAACAACTTCTTCTAAGTATCCTTGATTGATAAGTTCTTTAGCGTAATTTGAATCAATCTTAAATGAAGCATTAAACGTAAACTTTGAATCTTTATCAGATGAACCTTCAGATACTCTATATTCATAAAAGTTCTTATCATCTGATAGTGTTAAAACATCACCAACTTCAAGATTATAAAATTGGTCAACAACTTTCAATTTATTCATCATGCTTTTATTTTTTTGAATTTGTCCCAGTAACGTACACGTGTGCAATATCGGTTGCAAAACTGTAAAAATATTCATAATTTGCAACTTTTGGAATTATAAAATCGTTAGGGGGATTATAGGGGGTTAATAATATAATCAAACTGTATAGTTTGTAGATATATATAATCTCTATAATATATAATATACATAATATACACTATGAATAATATAGACATATATCCAACTATGTATGGTTTAGATTTAGCTGTATGTAATAGTAAGTGTAGTAATAATGATATAAAGAAATTATTTGTAAAGCTATCTAAAGAAGAGTTAACTGATAATGATTTAAATGGTGATTGTAGAGGATATACTATTAATCTACTATCTCGTAAAGATTATACACCTACAGCTCTTGTTAGAATATTAAATACTGAAGGTAAGACTAAGAAAGAAAGAGATATAGATTTACTTAACACTATAACCCATGAAGCTACACATGTATTACTAGATACATACAGTAAGATGGATGAAAATATATCTTTAGACTATCAAGAACCAGCAGCTTACTATATGGGTTGGATTGTAGGTAATATCTATAAAACATACTTTAAAAACAAATAATAATGAATAACGCAGAGATAAGTGCAATATTATACTACGCAGATTATCTATCACTTAAGGCTACAAGTAAACCTGTCACTGATAATTGTAAGTATTACTTTATACATGACGCTCCATTAAATGCATCATTTATAGTAGACCTAAGTCCGTTCTATTCTACTGATAATGTATTCTATAAACAATCTGTAGAAGAATATAATTAGCTAAAGAATAAGTTTGGAGAATCTGGAGTTATGTCATTTATTGAAAATATAGCAGAGTTAAAGTTTTGCGGAACTGTTAATGCTAAACAAATGTTAAAGTGTATACATAGATACAGTACTAGTATAGATAGAAAGAATGCGTTTTCAAGATATTATAAATGGCATGACAAACAAAAATACATCCAGTTCGTCTTAGACGAAGACGGAATAGAAAAAGAACAAGAATGCTCAAGGTACGTTGCTCACTTTGAAAGAAGCCGTGGTAAACGAATCATTTATAAAAGCCCTGAAGCTAATTCGTAAAGAACAATTAAATAGACTAAGAAATAAATACTACTCAAATGACTGATAACGTAGAATTATTTAAGAGTGTTGTTGAAGAAATGCTTGAGACTTACAAAAAGAAGAATCACGACTATGGCAGTAGTTTTGAAACTCTATGTGACAAGTTTGGTTTATTAGCTGCGGCAATACCACTCAACAACAAAGTTGAACGTATAAACAGTTTGATAACAAAGAAAGAAAACAAGGTTGATGAATCTATAGAAGACTCATTAAAAGACCTAGCCAATTATGCAATAATGACTTTAATTTATATTAATAAAAATGGGGAAAGTAGGTAAGTACGGTAATCTTTATGATAGAAACGGAGTACTGTTGAAAAGATGTAACAGTAAAGGTGTTTTAGAAAAATATACACTAAAAGAAGTTCAAGATTTAGTTGATAAACTTGGTACAGAGAAAGATGAAAACGGTAATATAAAAGACCCAGTTGGATTCAACAATGCGTCATATGTACTAATGCAAATGTATAATAATCCTAAGTATAATAAAGAAAAAGAAAACTTTATAAGAGATTTAAATGACAGATTACGTGTGGACAAAGAAGGAGTTAGAAGAGCTCTTACGGACGGGGTTGAAGGAATGGAACAACCAAAAACCTCAGAAACCAATACTGATATTAAACCAGAAGACATACAAATATCTAGAGAGTCTGGGAATAATAAAGAACGGGAAGCTTGTGACGAGTCCCTTAAACCCAACCTCGACGAACAAGAAGTTATCCAATCTAAGTCGTACGACGTGAACGACAATAAAGAGGAGTACGTTGAATACAAGGAGAATTAACTATGCAGAAGAAAGAAGTATAGAACTATTATCTAAAGTTTACTAATGCCGTAGAGGTAATATATGCCGCATACAAGGAGCCTGAAAAAGATTGGGTTCCTTGTACAACAGAAGAAGCTCAGGAAATAATTAAGCTAAGAGGCGAGCAATACATGATATATAAACAAGCAAAAGAGCGTTATGAGATTAATAAAAAACAAAGTAGAAAAACTAGAGCAAAAGCATGATTTGTTAGGTGTTTACGAGCAAATAGAGATAGCTGGACGTACAGCATATAAGTCATTGGATAAAATAGAGTATGATGAAAATGGTAGGTCTAAAACAGCTAAAGAATTTGTAGATAAGATGATTAAACTAGGTCATGGCTCCCCACTAGAACACGGTACAGTATATCTTAATGTTCCTATCAATATAGATGTAGCTGGTAATTATATAGATAACCAATATACGGTATGTAAATTAGTTACAGAATCTGATAAGAGTAACAACTGGTGGGCAGTAACTACAAACTATAGAGTTTTAGTTGAAAATAACCTACTTGATGACTTAAGATATATCTGCGAACCAACTGAATATCACGAACTTAGAACTACATTTAGACTTACATGTGCTAGGGTTCAAGCTGATTCTTTTGTAAGACATAGAGTATTTTCATTCCTTATGGAATCTACAAGATATTGTAACTATAATGATGGTAAATTTGGTAACGAAATAACAGTAGTAGAGCCTATAAATTGGGATAATTTTAATGCTAATAATTATGTATTTGTAAGAGCTTGGAACAATGCCGAAAAGGACTATATAGAGCTTATTAAAGACGGTATAAAACCTGAAGATGCTAGAGACGTTCTACCATTACAGCTTAAAACAGAGTTAATCATGACAGGAACAACAAGTCAGTGGAATAACTTCTTTAAACTAAGAATATCAGAACACGCTCACCCAGATGCAAAATACATAACAGAACAGATAAAAGAACAACTATGAAGAAATTATTTAAAACAATAAAGTCTTTCTTTGTTAAAGATAAGTTTTCTTGTTACGTATACCGTGTTAACAAAGAGTATATGGTAGACAATATAATAATTAATCAAGTTAGACTTACCAACAGCCGTTATAAAGACTATATGTTCTCTATAATTCCAACAAGTCGCTTCATCACAATAAAGTGTCAAACATACCATGACATTTACAGTAATACGGTGATAAATCCAGTACATTGTATGATATTTTCAAAGGAAGAATTAATTGATTACATTGACAAGATATTAAAAGTTTTAATCAACGAAACAAATAGTAGTCTTAATTGCTATAAAGCAGATAAACATGAAAAGAATAATTAAATCTATAACGCGTCCGTTTCATTGGATTGTAGAGAGTGATAGGCTAAAGCATATAAAATATGGCTTCTATGCTGGCTTGTGTGGAACAGTATTTGCTGCAATAGGAGCTGGTTTAGCAGCTGAGTATAAAGATAAACAATACAGTAATATATTTGACTGGTTAGATGTAACAGCCACTGTAATAGGAGGTATACTTGGACAAATTATACAGGCATTATTAATTTTTGGAATATATAAAACGATTTAAAGATATGAACGTAATTAACATAATAGGGGCAGCTAACAAGCTAAATGACAAGCAAATAGAGCTATTGAAAGAAATCTTTGTAAAAGGTAAATATAACACATATAAACTATTAGGTAGATTCATGACGCTTGTAGCAGCAGGAGTATTGTATAAGTGTTCAATAGAGTCATATAATACAGATACATTAAACTCTATAGCATATGCTATTTTAGGTACACACTTAGTATTTAAGAATTATATAATAGCATTACTAACAGCTACAAGTTTCTGCATTAGTAATAGGAAAAATATAAAGCAGTGTACTAAAGAAATTAATGAGATAAAAGATACATTAAAGAAGTAATTTGTATGGATATATTTTTAGTATCGTATGAGTTCCTAGGTAATGACTACTACACTGATTTAATCACAATTGCAGCTTACAAAACATATGATAGCGCATTTAAATGTATGAATGAGTATGCTAACGATGTAAAGCAGGGTACATTTTATGACCTTGAAGACATAAGAGGTTACGACATTACAAGTAGGGATAACTACACTGCAGCTCTATACTCAGAAGAGAGGAATAATACGATGAGATTCATAATACAAAAATTACAGTTAAAAGACTAAATGAGTGATAAAAATTACTATATATCTAAATTAAAAAAGCAGCTTTAGGTAATACATGAGTACTTAAACAAATACCACAAGGAAAATGGACTATATACAGAGCTATGTGTAGATGAAGATTGGTTGTATATACAGTGTAGCTGTAGAGGATAGTTTTACAAAGTTGCATTATGTCCAATACAGACAGCTATAGGAATAAGTGATAAAGCTCTAATAGAAGAATTAGATGATAAAATAGGCATAATAGCCGATATATACAAGTTATTAATAACCCGAGGTGATTAAGTTCATTTCGGGTATTTTTATGCCTATAAGGGGGAACCCTTTTCTTTCTTTATATATTTCTTTCTTTTAGGAGGGGGATATAGAGGGTTTATATAGTCTATATATCTATATTACTCGGTTCTAATCTCTTTCTTCTTGCTACTTCTTCTTTCTCTATTAGAACGAATCGACAGATTCGTGATAATTGAGACTCTCTATTGGAGAGCAGGTTTAATCATGGAGCGATACTGGCGGCGTATTGGCCTAATAGTATACAAATATCTACAATATGCCGTATAACGCATTTTAAGCCCTTCTAACGCGTTATAATCCATCTTATGGATAACTTACCCACTGGATTAATTATAGGCCGTTAGAACGCAATTAAATAGGGTTTTACAGGATAGATGGTAAGATAAGCTGTATTTATGACTAGATATACGTAATACTTGATTTAAGCTCTTCTAAGCCCTTATAATCACCCTAAGTATATAAATACCCACAAAGATAGAGAAGTCCTCTTAAAACGCAAGGAAATGGGCTTAAATCGAATGTTGTGTATATGGGTTGAATAAAAATTTATTTTTTATTTTTTGCGCTGGTTATGTATATAGAAACTCGGAACAATTTTTTCATTTTACAAATTATGTTGTGCATGTAGAAATCTGAAACATTTTTTGTAATTTTAAATTTTCTGTATGTGTACACAAACTCGAAACAGCAAAGAATCACTCCCCTCTATCTTATTTTGATGGAAACCACCCCTATACGTTTTGTGTGGTTTGGTTTCCTTCATATCTTTTAACAATTTAAACATTTTACACTATGCAAAAAAAACAAGGTACGGGTAACATTACATCGCTTGAGATACCCGATTTGCTAGCCGAATACAACACTGCTAACAATGTAACACGGGCGCGGCTCGTTTTTTCTTTCGTTGGTACATCTTCTAACAATGCTGACGACATTACAGCACAGTTATTAAACCGTGTGGGAAACAATACCTATTCACTAATAATTGATATTAGTGATTTAGGGCTACAAAAAGCCGTTGCTCTATTTGTAGGCAAAACGGGTACTTTTACTGTATTTAGTTTCTCAATTGAGGAACTAACGGGAGGAAAGTACAAAATTGTTAATAATGGTGAACGTGAGTACAGTTCTCTATCTTCTCCACACATTGGGGAAGATAACAACGATACAACAGCTTTTGAAAATCTTGTTAAGAGATTAAAAAAGGATATTTCAGAAGGTCGCTTGTTCTTGGGTGAGTTACCACAAAGTAACACACCGCCGCAAAAACAAGGCGGACAACGTCCACCAAAGAAAAACAACACACCACCCGCACAAGGTGGCGAGGAAGAACCATTTTAAACGAATGAGTGTAACTTGTTGGTAATCAATGAGTTACACTCAACGTTTTTGCGAACCCATTACATCAATGGGCATAATAGGTTCGCTTAATATATAGCCCATTACATCAACAACTAGAAATAGATACAACAAGATATTAAGCTACACCATATTAGCTTTATGAGGAGATATAGACGAGAGTCCTCCATTATGGTACACGGAATAGTCATGTATTATTGAGTATGTACAACTATTTACAACAGGTCTTGCCTGATTGGAACGTGTCTAAAGAACCACTATGCTCTAAAGGAAAGAAAATTTTGAATTTAGGACTAGTGTTGTGTAACGAGGAAAAACAAATTGAAAGGAAGTAATTACCCTGAGTAAGTTTGGTTTGAACTCTAGTAACAAAAAGGAGGTTGCGGTTAAAGTCCGTCACGCCCACCAAAATCTGGCGTGTAGTGTCAATTCTGCGTGAAATTCGTATGAGAACACCGTTTTGTTACAGCACATTAATACCCTTGAGGTGTAATCCTATTACACTTCGCAGGAGTTGTTCCGCTTTGGATTCGAGATTGTGTACAAATCTTGGACACTATAACATAGTACAGATGTGTTTATAGTGCTTATAATGTAATGGGTTTAGCTACCGTATAGTTTTATCTGTACTATTACTGCAAAACGCTAAATTAAGTCCTGTTTTAGATTCGGCAGGCTATGCAGATAATGTCATCTGTATAATGATGGTGTGTGTAGGCTTAACACCAAGAAGTATGTCCGCCAGCCTACGCTATGAAATCCTTGATAAGGATGTAGTAGATTGTCGCACTGGAGAAGAATATAAGCGTTGGAGTAAAGCTCCTCTCCACTCTCCTAATGAAGGTGATGAGATTATACTCGCAACTTACGAAGATGGTAAGTTGGTGCTTAAAAACTTCGCTATAGAGTTCAAGTTGAGTTGCTAAACTCAATATATAGATAAAATTAGCTATGTGATGCTGCCTCACAGAATAAGTAGGTAGCAGAGTTAAAAATACAGAGTTAGTGTGGTCTCTGCACAAAACCACACACTTTTAGCTAAGTAGTAATAGCGTTGTGTTTACTACAAGTATTAATATTATCAAAATAATAAAAAGATGGAAGATAAATACGAAAAACTATTAGAAAGTGTAAAAGAACAATTTGTTCCAAAAAACTTTACGAAAGAACAAGTAGATGTAGTTGAAATGGCATGCAAATACATATTCAACCATATTCATCGCTTAATAAATTTATTAGAATGGAGAGTTGAAAATAATAAGCTGGTATGTGAAGCTCCTTTTATAGGAAGTTTCGTAATCTGTTATTCTTACGAGGATAATAGATTTGAAGTCTTCTACGAGGGAGAGTTCATAGATTCAAGAATAAGCATGTCTGCTGCAAAGTTATCTGCTAATGACTTTTATAAGTCAAAGATATGCGACATACTTGGATTATTCCCTAAAATAGAGAAATATTCAAGTATGAAATAATACGTTACAAGCATAAATTACAGAGGATGCAGAGCTAAGGTGGTCGTACCCTAACAACCTTCGAGCGTTGGCGTGAAAGTATGTAGTTTATAGTTTGATGGTTTTCTTAAGCTTAGTAACGAAATAAAAAACCAAAGTAGCTCTTGTAAAAGGTTATCCTGTGAGAGAGAACAAAACGTCCAGTGATGCATTTGCATGTTTACGGGTTTATATTATATATAAACAGCGGGTTCGGACTACCGCCTGGACTATTTTTATAATATTTCAAACAAAACTATGAAGATATATAACAAAATAGACAAAGCATTAGTATATATACTAGTGTTTTTCTTAGGTATGTTTAGTGCGTATCTAATGATTGGAGCTTTTAATTGTCGCATAATAACAGGGTTGGAGTACGCTAACTTTAAAACTCTAGACTATAAGATAGAGTTAATCAAGGCGTACCAAGAGTATCATAATGCAACAAAGCAGCTGATACTTAACGACCCTTCAGCTGTAAAAGCTGAGCAGAGAGTTGATAGTATAGAGAGTTTAGAGGATTGTCCAGAATAAATAAATAATGTAAAACTATGAATGAGTTATTTAAATATAATAGTTCCAAACAGGAATACTTGTTAAACGCTATTAACGAGTATCTAGAAATGGAAGAATTTGATTCTGCAATTGAGTTTATAAAAGGAAGAAAAAAAGAACTCGAAGAAGAAAAGATAGGTGTAAACAAATGCATGGGATATGATTTCTATATCATTACAAAAGATATAAAAAGAATTTCTAATGCCAAGATGGTTATTGTAATAGATAGTAAAATCCAAATTAATGATACTAAGATGGTATGCTGTTACAAATCATCTAATATTGTTGCAAAAGGTTGTTTGTCAATATTGACCTACAATGATTCTTTTATAAGTGCTATAGCATGTGATAAACTTATAGCATATAATAATAGCAGAATTGTAGCCTGTGATGTAAGAAATATTACGTTACAAAATAACGCATTCGGGAAGTTTATAGGAAACTCTAAAGGAGTAGCCTATGATAATTGTAGTGTAACCTGCTACAATACTTCGGAATGTGTTTTATATGGTACAGTAAAAGGATACTTCTATCAGTTTTCAAAAGGACATTGTTATAATGAATCTATAGCAAATGCTTATGCGGATAGTGAACTAAAACTACACGATAGGTCAACTGCGTTCGTTTTTGATGACGTAAAGGCTAAATGCAGTGATTCATCTTCTATAGAAATTAGAGGCACCAGCAAAACTATCCTTAAATTTAGAACCAGAGCTATCGTTGCTGATAGAACTTTTACAGATGATAGAGTTGGTTCTTTGATAGCTGAAAAAGGTTCTGTTGTATACGCTAAAGAAAACCCAATATGTAATATTATTTTGAAGTTTGGAGCGGTAAATATAAACACAGAAACCAAAGAAGTTATGGTGTGTGAGTAATTAATGACAATTTAATTACTCACAATACTAATAGCGAAAAAGATTAGTATACAAGTCTTTCCTA